TTTTTACCATACCCAAGTTTCATCTTGGCCAGCTGGTTCTTTCGACGCCAGCTTTGGTAGGAAAGGCTCTAAGGGGTTTCCCGAACAACAAGGTGTGTTGCATTTGAGGAGTTGTATGTTATGGAAAAAATATTTTTCCAAAATTCCCCAAATACTAGCAGTTGGCTTCTGGGGCGAGAGCACAATGTTTTTTCCACAGAAAGAGCTCGCATCTCTGTGGACAACTGCTTTTAGGCCCTGATTACGCGTTGTGACTAATTTGCGTAGCTAAGGCCGCCCATTCCTGACATTACGCGAAGGACATTGTACGACAGAGCGAACACCTTGAGCTTGGCCGCGCTGGCAACCGACGTCGTGACGTTTAGAACGGCGGAATCGATGCGGCTCATGTTCAACGACCCACTGGGTTGGTGCGACTCCGGGGACAGCGCGAAGGAATACGCGCAAACCCCCTTGCTGCTCGGCACGTTCTCGTGGTGTTGGAAAGGTTGCACCAGGTTGAAGTACGAGCCGTGGCGCTCCGCGAATCTGTCGTGGCCGTTCAGTTGCAGCTTGGCGCTGGTGACGATGTTGGCACCGCTGGCCTCCGTCGGGTTGTTGGTGAAGTTGAAGTATTGGTTCGAGCCAAGGCTGCCTGCGCCAACCATGGCGTCCAGGTGGGCAACCCAGATCAGCTCCTTCACTGGGTGGTTGAAGTTTAGCTTCACCTTGTTGTTGGTGCCCGTAACGCTCTCGTCGCCAGTGAATTGAACTTGTTCAATGAGGTATTCGTGGCTCAGCTGAGCGAATCTGCGTCTTTCGTCGGTGTCTAAATAAATGTAATCAACCCACAGCGAAGTGCGATCCAGCGAGTTAACGCCGGTGGCGCTGCTGTCCGTGACCAGCTCGGCCTTGTCGCGGAAGACCATGTTGATCTTGACCTCGTGGTATTGGAGGGCAATCAGGGGTAGCGCTAGACCCGGGTTGCGGCAGAACCAGAACTCTAGAGGAACGTATAGAGTCGTGGCTGCCGAGTTGGCAGCCAGGCTGGCACCAACCATGGTGTCGTAGCCGGCGCGCTTGCCTTGGGGCAGCGACAGATCGTTCCAGATGTAAAGCCACTCCGAGTACGCTTTATCGATTCTCTGGCCTCCGATCTCAATCTCCACCTCCTTGATCAGCGCTAGACCGACATAAGGCACCCATTGCTTGCCACCGGAAACCGCCGGCAGGGTGGTTTGTAGGTACATGCGGTGGATCAGATCACCGTTGCGGGAGATCTGGCACGTCACACGCTTGCCGAAATCGGCAGTGCCGTTGAACGTTTGCTCAATGGCTTCTTGAGAGAAGTTGGTCTCTTCTACCTCTTGGTTTCCCAAAAGGGATGGATCGTACCTTAAGAATACTCCGAGTGTCTTGCTCTTCATCGTATCCCGACACCTTTGCGATCTCTGAAGCCGTACCATAAACATCGACGTTGCGTTCGTAGGTACTGACCTGCGGATTGCCCAATCTTTCTTACTGTTCCCGTACCCAAGTGTTTACTCTTGGCCAGGTCATCCTTTCGGCATGACCCTTGGGGAAGAAAGCTCTAAGGGGTTTCCCGCATCCAGGTGTCTTGCAGTCCGCGGCGCGCCGCAATGATGCGCGAGGCGAAACTACTAGCTACTGACATTGCTTTTGCAGCGCTGGGAGTCAAAACGGGTTTTCCACAAGAAGTGCCCAGATTCTTGTGGCGTGTAACTTTTCTCCACTACCAGTTAATGGCGTCTGTAAACCACCTTGAAGAAGGTGATTTGAGGGTTTCCGGTCAGGTACACGTCCTGCAGGAAAAATCAATATGGTTTCCCATATTGCTTGACTATATCTTAAGACTTCTCCGAATGCTGATCCATTCATCCTTGAAGCCCGATCACCGTCTAGTCGATGAACTGCAAACCTATGCGCTGTCAGATGAAATGCAAACATAGGTTCTTGGCTGCCGATTGCCCATTTCATGGATTTTCATCCAATCATTCATCCGGTTTTTACTCTCTCTCAGTTCATTACTCTGAGCCGCCAAGTGTATTGCTACCTTGGGTTAGTACGGATGACTTTAGGGGGTTCCGGCAATTTGATGATCTTGCGGTCCGGCTGCCAAGCAACCAAAACCACTAGCAGGTTATATCGGATAGATGGCGGGAAATCTATCCCCTGAAATTTACACAGGTTTCCCCATCATGGTAATTTCAGGAACCATGATGGCTGCCCACTGTTGAAGCCCATGACGTGTAAGGGGGCGTAGTACCCCCTTGACCGAACCCTTAAGCTCCGTAAGCAACGAGTTGTAGTAGTCCTCCGCCCATCTGATTGTTTGATAACTTATACAGAGAAAATATTTTTGCGCGCAAGATTTTGGACGCACCCACTTAAGCAGATGCATTTCACCGACATTTAGACGTTATGTTTAAAGAGAAAAGCTCCAAGAAAAGATTGCCGTTGACCGAAAGCCACAAGGAACTCACATTGGACGCACGGCATCAGCGTACGCTTGATGAAATTGCTGAGAAGCGCGCACGAATATCTACTCTGCGTGCGGAATATGCCGTGTTTGCCAACACACTTGAAAACCTTCAGGTAAGGATTCAGGATTTGGTCGATCGACAGGTTGCGTGGGATGATGTGGAATACGAGACGGTGTGGTCGAGTAATCTGTTATGCAAGGATCGCATCCGTTATTTAGAGCGCGAAATCAACCGCCTCGAATCGGGTGAGGACGAAATCACTTATTTTGAAAATACTGCCGCCATTCTGTTCTCGTATTATGACCTTCTCCAACTGCAAGGCACGAGCGAACACGCATCGGTGGCACCCATCAACATTGAGAAGCCGATGGTGCGCGGGCGGAAGAAGCACCTGCCGCCCCAGAACAAGAGTATTTTGGAAGCATTCAACCTGATCGCCACGCCAGCGAATGAAGCGCCGGGAGCTGCGCCCGAGTCCCAACCCTCCTGTGCGACAGGCGGCGCCACAGCCGAATGCGGCGGTTTATCAGGAGGCGCGAGCACGTGTGCGGGCGATAAGCGCGCACTGGTCGAGAAATACATGGCGCTAACGGATCCTACGTTCATTCAATTTGCTGGGGACGACGCAGCGGCAAGTAACTGTCCGAAATGCGATACGCCACTCTTGTGCATGCTTCAAGACGGCATCATGGTATGTGCTGCATGTGGGTATCAAGAGCTCATGTTGGTGGAGCAGAACAAACCGACCCAGCGCCAGCCGATGAAAGAGGCCTCACACTTTTCATACAAGCGAATCAATCATTTCCAGGAGTGGTTGTCGCAAATCCAAGGGAAAGAAAGTACCGATATTCCGCAAGAAATATTCGAGAGAATCGTGAGCGAGATCCAGAAGGAAAAGATTTACGATACATCCAAAATCACGTACAGCAAAATGCGCGAGATTCTGAAAAAGCTCAAACTCAACAAGTTTTATGAGCATGGCCCCTACATCATCAGCCGCATCAATGGGATGCCGCCGCCAAATTTTACACCCGACCTGGAGGACAAACTGCGCTCGATGTTCAAAGAAATCCAAGCGCCGTTCCTGAAACACTGTCCGAAAGACCGCAAGAACTTCCTGTCGTATAGTTACGTGTTGTACAAGTTCTTTCAGCTGCTGGAGCGTGACGAGTATTTAAAGCATTTCCCTTTGCTGAAAAGCCGAGAAAAATTACATTTGCAAGACCAGATCTGGAAGAATATCTGCGAAGAACTTCATTGGCAGTTTATTCAGTCCATTTAGGTTGTGGCCTAGGCGACGGGGAAGCCGACCAGGTTGAAGCCGAGGCCTAGACCGGCACCTTGGCGCACCGATCCACCGATGCTGGGCGCGAGGACGTCCAGAATGGCAAACATGCAGGCCGCCACCAGGGCAATGACAACCGCCTCCTGCCACTTCAGGGGGTTGGACGGCAGGATCGCGGCCACGATGCCGACGGCGGCACCTTCCATCACGTACTTGGCCAGGCGCATGGCAATCTCTTGAAAGTCAAAGGTGTAGTTCATTTGCTTTTGTTAATTTATGACGAGAAAAAAGATAAGTGATTTAAGACGCTGGATACATAAACTACTCATAACATGTCGACCCCGCTCGTTCCGACGAAGGAGGTAGATTATCTCGACGAAGACAAACCGATTCGTGGCCAAAACTACGTCTGTCTCTCTTTCATCTCGCCTGAGCAGCTTCTGAAGGACAAGGATGTGTATGCGATGAACCGCTTCCTAGGCCAATTTTCTAAGGACGTCAAGGCGCTATTCGAAGGAATGAAGCAACGCTTCCCAGAAGCCGCCGGAAATATTGAGCAGGTCATGGAAGTCCACAAGTACGTCTTTGACGAGGCCGAACTCCAAGAACAGTACAAGTTCTATCGCGGCCTGCATGCCGCCGATATTGACCGCGAATTCTCCGCTGAGAATGACTTCCAGACGTGCGTCCGCGGCATCAAGGTGCGCGGTGTATTTGATACACTCAAGGAGGCGCAGGTGCGCGCCGAAGTGCTCAAGCGCCAAGGCGACAAGTTTGACATCTTTATTGGTCAGGTGGGTTGCTGGTGCCCGTGGTCGCCGAGTCCGGAAATGCTTGACAACCAGGAATACGCGGACACAGCGCTCAATACGCTCATGAAGAAGTACAAGGACAACATGACCATTCGCGATGAGGTGTATGAGCAGCGAAAACAAGAAAAGATGCGTAAGGCCATGACGGAGGACGAAGATCCGTGGATGGCAAAGCGCGCGCAAGAGAGCGCGGGCGCGGGCACCAGCGCTGACGCCGAAACTAGCGCAACTAGCGCAACTGGCGAATCACAATAAACAAAAGCCCGCGAGCGTGATTTATTTTTTTGTTCAAACCATTTCCCCAAATATGTTATGATATGAATAGAGAAGCGGTATGAAAGCGATCGCGGTGTTCTTCCTTTTCGTCGGTAGCATTCTTGTTGTGCAGGGGTACTACAGCAAGAAAGCGGCTGCAACGTGTCCACCAAAGACGGTTGAAATCAAGTATCTGCCGATGTCACAATACGAAGAACAGCTGTCCGAAATCGAAGCCAACAAGGTCAGCAAACAGTTCAAGAGCCTATTCGAGGATGTCACTACGTGGCCGACGATGCGAAATTAACCTGAACCGATATAGTAGGGGCAACATGGACGCCGGCATAGAAAAACAAGAGGCGCTCAACGCATTTGCGCAGTGCTTCATGGATCATGTGCTGGACGACCCAGCCGATGCGCGCTCGCTTCAGAATGCCTTTGAAAAAATCCAACTGAAGGATGCTGTCTATACACAGCACGACAGCGACCTGCTGATGCACTACCAGCGCGCACACGAACAAACTCGCAACAAAGTGCAGATGAAGTTGGAGCAAAGCAAGATGGTGCACTTGGAAGCGTTCTTGAATCTCAAAGAAAGGGCTGCGCGAACCGGTCGGGCGGCGCTGCGAACGTATGCGGAGGAAGCAGTAAAAATGACCGAAGCCTACATGGATGCCGGTGAACCCTCGGCCATCTTCACGAAATATGTCCGATTGCCTCGCGCGCGGAAAAATGTTGACGTAAGTCAAGAGTAATGCAGCAGGCATTTCAGTTCCGCTGGGTATGGTTCTTGGTATCCTTTAGCGCAGGCATCCTGTATGTCTACCTCGCACGCCCATCCATACCAGTGATCCTTAAATATCCCACTCCGATCAATGCTGGCAAAATCGTGTATAAGGACTCGACCGGCAAGTGCTATGTTTATGCAGTGAAATCCGTTACATGCACACCGGACGTCACCGAACAAAATATTGTCTCCGCGTAAGGCAGCGATGCTGCAGCTTCGACGATTGGCAAATGGCTTGCTGTACACGGACAAGGGTCAGATCCTCACCGCCGTCATCATTGGTTTGGGTTTGAGCCTTATGTTCCAGCGCGTATGCAAGGATAAGAAGTCATGCGTCCTTATTTACGCACCGCCACTCGCTGAAGTGAGGGAGGCGGTTTACAAAATCGATGGCGAGTGTTTCAAGTATGCCGCCAAAGACGCGGCTTGCATGCCCGAGGCGATCGGGCCGGCGCCGTAAGTGCGTTTGGCACGCCAAGTGCGCCAAAATGATTGTTTTTATTGCCTTTCATAACTTGTAGACAATGAACATGGCTACGCCTGTCCATACGCTTCCTGAAAGTGCTGCGGGTGCGGCGGCGTCTGCCGTGCGCGATTCGCCTCATGATGCAGATGAAGTCGTTACAGCCGTCCTTCAGGACATGGAAAAAGACTTTGAGGATGCCGCGCAGCAACAGGCGGCGGCACCCGTTCAACGCCGACCGGCAAGTGCCATAGCCGCCGTTGCTCCGCAACTCTCACATTCGCACTCAAACACCGGCAGCCGCTCGCTGTTGGAGCTCAACATGGAACACCTAAAGCTCGCCGGCGTCGTCGCCGTCCTAGGCGCGATCGCGTTCCACCCCAATCTCACCCAAATGCTGTATGAAAAGATCCCGCGTCTTAGTGTGCTAGAAACCTACGATATGTTCGTACGTGCGTTGCTGCTGGCTGCGGCTTTCTATGTCCTTTTGACATTCTATGAGCAAAAATAAAGTCTTCCTAAGAGAATAGTAAATATCATGGACACGCTTTTCAGTATGCCCAAACCGCTCACAGACATGGTTGCTGGCAGTCCTGGCGACGCCGAGACGGCAAGCAAACTCTTGCCCATTTTTGTACAAGAGGGATTCGTGACGGAAGAAGACAGCAAGAGCATCGTGAGCAACGTCTTCATGAGCGTCGGTCTGATGATTGGGGCGATGATCATTGCTGCCATCTTCTACTGGTCGTACCACAAGAATGTCGCACTTTTCATCTGCATTCTCAGCGCACTGGTGTTCCTGTACACCATCAAGGTCATCATTGTCGTTGTACTGGCACGCGACCAGTTCAAGTCAAAAAACACATTCATGATCCTCATGGGTGGCACGGTCTTCATGTGCCTATTGACGCTCATCCTGACCATCATGTTTGGTATTAAAGCGAGCCCAAGCAACCGCTCGAGCAGCGCGAGCAGCAGCACCAACGGCATTGGTGCAAATGCCTACATCCCGAGCAGCGTAAACGACTACATTGGAAACCAGCAATAAAAAGCATCAGTAATCTGCCGCCGCCCGCATGACGCCCAGGGTGGAGCCGTTCGCATAGCCCGGCATGGTCTTGTCAATGCCTTGGGCGCCATACACTGAGCCTTCAATGCCAATCATTTCTTTTTCGTAATCCTCCTCGCTTACCAAGTTGGATTGCGCCGCCTTCAGGTGCTCCTCGCTGACATAGGCACTGCTCAGTTCCAGAATGTCGCCGAAGTTCTTGGAGGATGCCCAGTCGAACACGTTGAAGTTAGCCTTGTTGAGGCGGAAGTAGGCAATAAACAGCGACGCCGCGAGGAGAGCGCCCGTCAGCACGTCATACATGACCAGCACAAAGATGATGATGGTGCCAAGCACCATCTGGATCTCTTCGTTGCGCAACCATTGAATGCGCGGTAGATCCACGATCGTCATCAGAACAAGAACTGTAAGCGCCAAGACGCGTAGGAAGTAATGCATTTGAGATGCTCTAACATGTATCAATATTTTCTTCATTCATCGTCATCGTCAAACGTATACTTCTTCTTTTTCGGTACGGCATCCGCGACCGTATCTTCGTCGGCACCTGCGTCATCGGCGGCGCTTGCATCGGCTCCGGCACCAAGGATCTTATATTGGTTCTTTTTGTAAAACGCCAAGCGACGCCAGCCTTGGTTTCTGAAAATGCTGAACTGATCCCAAACATCAACCACGAGAGGCGTATAGAGACGTTCATGCGCTTTCTGTCGCTGAATGCGCCCGATCGGTTGCTCAATCGATGTGACAGGAGACGCCAAGACGAGCGTATTCAGTGTCGGCACGTCCATGCCTTCACTCGCCAGAGCAAAGGTTCCGAGCAGAATCTTCTGGCCTTCGCTGGCTTTCAGATCCGCTTCTTTCATGCCTCCTACATAATAACCAACCGTTCCCAGATTGGCATCTCGAATCATCTGTTCCAGGATCTGCAAGTGCCTCCGTCGGTCGCTGAGAATCAGTACCTTGCGATCCGGCTCGCTCTCAAAAATATCCTTAAGCGTCTCAACAATGAGAGCATTGCGCGGTGGGAAATCGCAGATAGCATTGATCATCTGTGCAACGTTGAGCTTCCCGTTGTACATATAGCGTTCCCGACCGTAATCGGGGTGTGGATCATAAAAAGGCACCACCTGCACGTTGAGATCGGCTTCGAGTCGCTTCTTAAGCTGAAATACGGGTTTGCCTAGGAACCATTCGAATACCTTGCGCAACCCGTCTTTGCGGTCGAGCGTCGCGGAAAGACCGAGCACAAAAGGCGCCGTGATCTTGTGAAGCGCGCGCGAGAAGACTTCTGCGCTCGTGTGATGGCACTCGTCGATTACGACAAAGCCAAAGGATGCAAAGATGGCGTCGTCATACTCTTTCATTGCCAGACTTTGCAGACTTGCCAGGACAATGTCCTTGTTCTCGACGTCGACCTTGCTCTGTTTAATGCGTCCGATGCGCGCCGTGGGGATGAACTCCTGGATGCGCTCACGCCATTGATTCATGAGAAACTCTTTATGACACACGACAAGTGTCTTACGCTTGAGCTGGCATGCGATGTAAAGCCCCATGAGCGTTTTACCGAAACCGCAGCCTACGGAAATGATGCCACCTCCACGCAATGGGTCGTGGCATGCCTCGAGAAAGAGCCGGACGGGTTCCTCTTGTTCATTGCGAAGTCTCCCCTTGAATTTCAGGTGCGCCGATGCATCTTCACCTGCGTGCATTTTATTGACGTGCGGCACACCAAAGCGCGCAAGGCCAAAGGCGCGCGGCATGTAGAACTTTTTTGAACTCTCACGGAACACCGGAAACTCGCGGGCGCTTTCCGCACTGGGCATGTCGGGGTTCACGCGTGGCTTGACGGTTAGTTGTTTGCGGAGGTCGGTTATGAGCTGCTCATTATCTTTGAGATCAATGGCGTAGCCTCGTGAAGTGAGGTAGGTCGCCACCATGATTGCTTTACGCTGCATCATCTCAATGCGCAATTTCCTAAATTCATAATTTTATTGGAGTACTGTAAGAAAGCCGGAATGGACCCCATGGATCCGACGAACCCCGTTTTCGAGCAGGGTTGTGTAGAATTTCCTATTGCAGACGACGATGTCCTTACAACCCCGGGGCGCATGCGATGCCAAGACACCCCTTTCGTCCGCACCCCTTTAAAGAAGCGTGCATTGGATCAAGCGTGGGTCAAACAACCGAGCATCTCAGACGCAGTACAAGAAATGTTGACACGCATTTTTATACATGCACCTGCTGACACAAAACAGCAGGGTTACCTGGCATGGATGGGTGGGAGCAGATCATGGGACCATTGGTGGAGACATCGTGGGGCTCCAGTGCTGGAAGGTCATGCCCCGCTCTCGATTCGAAAACGTGCAGCCATATCTGCAGGTAATTGGGACGTGTTCTTCGTCACAAACACTGCAGAGGTCGGAAAGACTCTGGCGACAAAGTTGTGCAAAGAAATGAACACGCTCTTATCACAACTGCGTCAAGAATTACCGCACTTTGAATCGTCTCTTGAAATCATTACTGCTGGATTCAATAAAAGATGCATGGCATCGGAGCCGGTATCGGGCGAAAGTTTCCCAGGCTATGCCGTGCTTCTTCAGTTACGTGATCAGAGTTATCAGCGCGAAACGCGTAGGTCGCGGCGAAAATCGGTGGAGCGTCCCGCGGAAGCTCCCGATACTTCGCAAAAAGCGTTTCTGATTGCATTTGTTGAGGTGTTTGTATTTGAGGGTCTAGATCTCGCGGACTTTGAACGTACCTATCTCGTGAGCCTATCGGAGACGCCACAATTACACTATTTGAGCGACGATGGTCTCTTCCTGTTTAATCATTTCATATCGGATAACCGCATCAGTGACAAAGGACTCGATGTGGACACAATACGTCGTGACCTACTGTTCCAATACTTTACCTCGCAACATAAATCCAAAGAAGCTGTATACTTTCAAAACTCTCTACACTATCAGAGAATATGGCATCCGATCAGAAGCCCGGACGTATACAATGAGAAAATACTGTACCGCCTCCTTCAGAATGCCATACCTTATATCGACGCGTTTGTGAGTGCGTTCAATGCGTATTTGATGGAAACTATGCGCGCCCCCATCAATGCATGCATTAAATCAATCGATACGACTCTTAAGCAGCATCCACAGCTTCAAGGGAAATCGCGAATCGCGATTGTTGGCGGCGATGCGATCCGAAGATACCTTGGCGACACTGCGACTTCAGATATCGATGCGAAGGTGTTTTATGCGGACGGTTCCTCAGAGGCATTTATTGAAAAGTTGCAGACGATTGTGCAAAACCGTATGTCTACTCTGATCGCTTATCTCATTTCGAACAAAGCGAGCGTACTTCAGCCACTTACAAGTGCGAATATCCGTTTTACGCCTGATCAACTTGGAGGCCTCCAACTACCGGACGGTCTACGTGTGACCTCCGTTGTGATCAAACCATCCGTGGACACGTCCCTACAATTCCGCTTGCGAAAGATTGGGCGGTCGCAGGTGTTCCCCGTAGATCTCTTTAGTATCGATTACATGGCACAGCTCCAGATCGAGTACGTGTACGACAGAGTCACCAAGTTCACTGTAACCCATGATCTACATTTTGCGATTCTCGACATAGCCTTACAAAGTTTCTCCAAGTTCCATGACGATTATATCGTTGACCTCGGGTTGCCGGTGGCCTCTTTAAAATTTTTACTGAAAGACTTGCGCAATACATATCAGGATCATGCGCTCAGCAGAACTCGACTGTGGGGGCAGAAGCGCGAGAAGGATCAGATCCGATGGAAACGTCTCAAACAACTTGCAACGACTGGATCTGTGCGCTTCCCGGAGCCCAGTAGTCTGAACGACTACGACGTTGCACTCATGCACGACATCCAGAATCCAGGTTCAAAACTCTCACAAGTCGGCAACGCGTATGAAGCGTGCTTCCGCGCAGCGCAAACTTTGCGAAATGTGAGCGCCCGCCAGCGATTATCGAAGCAAAAATTGCCATTCCAGTTCGAGAAACTTGAAGACAAACTGCATCATGTGACAGGAGAGCATGCAACCAATTTATTCCGTCTGCTGAGTGTCTTCAAAGATGGCGCGAAAACCATGACTTTATATTACATCTCAAACCATGCTCTCAGCAGTAACGAGACTTTCCAACAAAATATGCAGCTTGCAGAAGGTCATGCAGCGGAACTGAGTAACTTACTACGCTCGATCGAAAATGCTCGGCAAATGATATTACATGCACAAAGAGCCTTTGAGGATGTTGTGCGAAAAAATATGAAGAACCCACTCGCGTCCAAAAACGCCGTGCATGTACAGGAGATGGCATTTGCAGGCTTCCAAACATTGCGTCCGATTTATGAGTCGTACAGATCGAACCACCTCCAACGTTTCTACGAGTGCTTGCGAACCCTAGATATCGCTTCGACGTACATCATGGGATCCGGGTTCGCCCCGCCGTTTGATGAAACCATGCGCCATTTCATTCGGTTCGAGTTCGTACGGGAAAACATATTACGAAACTACACATCTTTTGCTGCCAGTGCGGATGGCACTCTACCGCTCATGAACGAAATTGAAAAGTATATGCAAATTGCGTCCGAAGTGAACGATCGTATGCACATTTATCTTCAAGGGCTTGCGTTCGAGGAGTCGCAATCGCAATCGCAATCGCGAAGGTTACAATGACCGATTGCAAAGCGGGCACACCGGCATACGTATCAACCATTTCTGGATGCACTCGGCACAATAAACGTGGCCACACACGGTACGCCGGAGATCACCGCGGGACTCAAACGACTCGAGGCATATTGGGCAAATTTCGCATTCGTTGTTGGTCGCCAGGTTTGTTGGACAATACAAAGGCGCAACCATATCGATGTGTAAGGCTTTCATATGGACACGCCTACGGTAACCACACACGTGATAAATGGCAAAAACAAGCATGCCAGCGGCATAAAAGGACGCACATAAGACTTCGCTCATCAACATGGCCTAGCGCTTCGCATCACTTATAGCTTTTATTTTGTTCTCTTTATCTCAATATGATATAGATATGTCGATCTTTGCCAAACTTTATCTTACGTTGCTGTTTACCGTGGTCGCTGTGCTCTTTTATGGCATCTCCGTGCGCGCCAAACTCCAATTGAACTCCATCGTGCGCACCGAGTCCGTGCACCAAGACAAACCGACTGGGTCGGCACAGCCGACCGGGTCGACGGGAACGGGTGCTGGCGCCGCAGTTGCTGCGATCAACAATCCTGTACTCAACGATTTCTTCCCAGCGCAAACCCTAGGAGCTGTCCCCGAGGACGATACAATGGGCCCAATTGGTTCGTGCCCTCCCAGCAAGCCATTTTCCACAGACTTGCCGTTGATTGACATTCCATTGTCTGTTGCCAAGTCCCAAAACAATATGCGTCTGGCAGCCGTGGACAAAAAATGATGTAAAGAAAAGAACGGATTTGGATATACGCCCGAGTGAGATGCATACCGGAATTATTTCTTTTTGCGACCGTGTCGGATTTAACATCAAATCCTCCGATGTGAAGGATGCTATTCTGGCCGAGTTGGAGGCAAAGTATGGAATTCGAATTCTGCAAAAGCACTGGTACCGTCTGGATGCGACCAGTGTAGGCCATCTCGACCGCTCACCGCATTACGCATGCTTGCGCTCCAATGGCAACCCATACTATATGTTCTTTTCGCGCTACGAGCATGCCAACATCATTTACTTTGTGGATAAAAAAGTTCAACCGGGTTACGAGAAACCCCGCATCATTCTCGGGAAAGGCCGGTTTGCGGACGAGCTTTTTGATGGCACGGTGATGGACGGCGAAATGGTGAAAGACGTCAATGGTAGCTGGGTATTCCTCATCAATGACGTTGTCGCACTGGCAGGTCGCGTTCTTTACAACAAGATTCTGTCGGATCGAATTGGAGCTGTCTATGACATTTTGAAAAACCGCTACTGTGCCGACGACCTCCTCGACGTGTGTCTGTTCCAGGTGAAGAAGTACTTCCCATGCTCAGCCAGCACAGTGGACGAAATATTGGCGTTTTCGGCGAACCTGCCCTATACCAATCGTGGGATCTACTTCTGGCCACAGTCACTCAAGTTCAAACCCAAACTCTATAATTTCAACGAAGATCTTATCAAGACCGTTTTCCGCAAGGTAAAAGATAACCCGGAGTTCAAGACAAGTGCGGACGCGAACGCGGATACAGATATCGTCATTCAAGACCGCCCCGCGCCACAGCAGGCGGGTGCGAATGCGGGTGTGGGCGCGATTGCCGCGGCGGTGGATACGGTTACTTCGGCAGCCACGACCCGTCTTGGAGTGGACGAAAAGCTACTGAACCTACGTAAAACGGAGAATCCCGACGTCTTTGATATTTACGACGGCGGTGTGAAGCTTGGTATCGCGCATGTTGCAACGCTGAAGACAAGCAAAATGCTACGTTCAGTATTCAAGGATCTTACAGTCGCTGTCAGCCAGCCATTCGCTTGCGTGTACAAAAAGGACTTTGATAAATGGGAGCCGATCCGTCACATTGCGGCGCGAGGATAGTGCCGCTCAATGATTTGAATGATGCGATCCAAATCGCTCTGCATTTTTGTCATATCAACATTCGGAGAATGCTGATAACGTATGTAAAGATTCAAAGAAACGCCGTCCGGATGGGTCTCGTGAATCAAATGCATTCGATTATTGATTTTATAGGCAGTTTTAATGACGTGTATGATCTCTGTGCTTTCGATCGTGCATGGGAAGCAGTGTGAAGGGAGCACCTCTTCAAAATAGCAGGTCACGTAGAGCGGGACACGACTCGGACGCTCAGGTAGTCGTTCATTTTTCAGATGCCACGACACGAGTCTTTGCTGATCACTGGTCACATCAAAACTGTATACCATATCACGGTAATGGTAGTCTTTGGATTCCGTTACTTGCTTTGGAAATCGGGAAAATGCGTCCAGGATCGTCGGTGCTGCATCTCCCCAGCCGATGCGGAAGACATTGGAATTGTCAGCGGTCGCGAGGGTTGTGGGGGGTGGGAGAACGTAGAGCTCGACCACATTGATGGAGGGGTCTGAGCCCAAAAGCGATTCCAAATTCATTTTACGTTGAGTTCGCACGAGCTTGTGAGATACTGCTTGGGTCAATTTTTACACTGCGACTTAAATAAAAATTGACACAAACTGAATAAGGCAGACGTGCAACGTGACGTGACGCAACATGTCTGCACAAATCCATAAATGCCGCGCGATTGCATGTGAGAAATTCGAGGAGTTGGGCCTGACGGAAATGGAGGCTAAAGACCTAGAAATCGGTATCTTTAATGCGTGCATCGATTATGCAGCGGCGAAAGGCTTCCCGGCTTCATGGCTATGCGAGCCATTTCTAGAAGTCTATCGCTCAAAGTGTCGTAGCATCTACGGCAATCTCAAACGCGATTCCTATGTGCAAAACGATCGGATCATGGATCGCCTGAAGGAGCGCGAGTTCCTACCTCATGAGCTCGCCGCGATGAGCTACGACATGGTTTTTCCTGAGCGCTGGAAGGAAATCATTGACAAAAAGGTTCTAAAGAACCGCGCCGCCTACGAACAAACAGCAGCATCCATGACGGACAAATATACTTGTGGAAAGTGCAAAAAGAAGAAGATCTCCTACTACGAGCTGCAGACACGGTCCGCGGACGAGCCATCGACGCATTTCTTTACATGTCTACACTGTGGCCATCGCTGGAAGCATTAATCGCCGTATGCACGTCGCGTAGCATGTGTCGCACAGCTACGAGATCCAGCTCACTCGCTTCCCAGTATTCTACTTTGTTATTTGGCATAGTGCGCTTCACGATGTAAGGCAGCTTTCCTTCCATGAGCTCCCGAACTGCAACTTGCCGAAGATCCATGTTGGACTTGAATTCGTGATCCGAAACATCAACAAGAGGCGGTGCGCCTCGTGATAGGTGCATGGTTCTCAGGCCGACCAGCTGATTGAATTCGTATTTTGTCATAATGTTTTTGCTGACGTATGCGCTCTTATCCGCGCGAAGGATCTTTTCGGCATCGTCTGCAATTGTGTGCGCACCGTGAGCGGACATGTTTGAATTACTGCACTAAAACGGAGTCAGCCCTCTGTCTTATATACGCGTTTTTTATTGGGCACGCATCATTTTTTGGACTCTGTGCGCCACGAATACCCGCAATGGTCACAGCAATAGAAGTATTTCATTTGGACGGGATGATACTTGTAGACAATCACACGCGGATCGTCTTTTGGGCCTGTGCATCCGGAGCTAGGGCATTTGATGTCGCATGTTCGCGGAAGCGTGGGATCGAATCGAATGTACTTATTCACACTCTGGCTGTAAAGAAGGTCGTCTTCAGAATAGAGCGTCTCAGTGATTTTGACAGCGCTGTGTGTATCGGTGCTCTTGGAGAACTGGCAGTGTCGGCAAAATTGAACGAGCTTGTCCTCCTCGGTGCGCACGAAAAGCATGTTGCGGCACACATCGCAGAAGTCCATGATTACCCTGTGGTTGTAAGATTTGTTCTTTAATACTTTTCATTATTTATTTTTCAATTTTTAGCCTCGAGGTTAAAGACTATGATGATTGAGAACATCAAATGCGGATTCAAATACTTTGCATCCATGAGAAAGGGGCATCGAGTGCTCGCAAGCAAATGCAGGACAGTTTCTACGCCGTTCTCACCTCGATTTGCAAGAAGGTAGGCGGGATTCAAGTTGCCCCACCGGTGGTTATCACCGACCCGACTGCGCAGCACGTTGAGAACGATTTGAAAGCGTATAGCGACAAAGTCGATTACGTCAAAACGGGCGATGCAGATTATGACAAGGCCATGCCCATGCTAAATGTACCACAACTATGCAATTACGAGAAACACCTCGCTGCGCTCCGAATGGTTGCGGGAGGTCAGACTGCTCACGATGCGGGCAAAACGCATTTTATGGTGGTCGAAGATGACGCGTCAGTTCTGCAAGATTTCATGATGCATATGGAAGCCTTCTTGACTGAGCTCAAGAATAGCCCGCCGGCGTATGATTTGATCATGTTGGGCCTGTCCTTGGCAAACCCTAGTGGTACGCCTGGAAAATGGATGCCAGTCTCTGGATTGTGTGGCAAATTCCTGCCCAGTAAGGAGGCATATTTGGTCACCCCAGCGATGGCAGCTGCGCTTGTGAAACGGGCAACGCCAATCCGTTTTGATTTTAAGACATTCTTGTCGCACGCCATTTACACGGCGGCGCCGGATCAATCATCCAAGATCCTAGCATTTCACAAGCGCGTGTGCATCGACGGCAGCAAACTGGGGCTGTGCCCGAGCATGCTCAAAAACAATAACCTGCTGATCTTCAACAATGAGTATGTTCAAATGCTGAACTATATGAATTCAGGGGAAGCCATTGACGTACCACGCGTCCGAAAAATGTACAAGCCCATCGAGCGACTCCGCAGTCCAGATGCGATGCATTTGTATGGTGTGCTCCTACACAAAGCCGGGCGCACGGAAGAAGCCGAAGGTGTGCTTCAGGACGCGATTGAAGAAGCCATCCGGCAGGGTGGCCTCGTGAATCGTGGCTCCGAGATGATGCACAACTATTTCGTCATTGCATCGCTTAAGAATCAAGAGGGTCAGCGCAACGAATTCGAAGGCACGCGGTCAAAATATGTGGATCTATACGCTTAGGTTGGGTGGGATCTGCTAGACGGGAGCAATGACCTTTTTATCCGACGAGAATGCATAGTTTGGGCGGTCTTGTTTTTCACAGCATCCGGGGACGTCCCGGAGACTGCAACCATAACAAAAGGGTTTGTAAGGGTCTTGTGTATTGTACTTCATAAACGATGTGCGCTGCACACCAATCGGTAGCTCGCAGAAGCCTTGGCGACATCCGCCTCGACGAGACGAGGGCGTCGATGAGCCGTCGGTATCTACTTCAGTGTAAAACGGACATTCGTCGTCGCGCATGCAGCGCTTATCCCACACCGTTTGAGTGGGCTTGAGCTCCCCAAAAGCATCGTATTTGGAATTGCAAAGCGCACGGGATTCAATTTGTAGGTTTCCATAGCATGCGAATCGACTGTCGATAGCTTCTGGGGAAATCTCGAGTCTTGAAATGAAGCCTTCGGTCGGGCGGTTTGGAAGTTCAAAGGGAACAATATAGTGGTCTGCCTCAATGAGCGTAATATTCGCGCTGGACGAGCGCAACCGGTGCGCGGTCTCGGAAATGTCTGAGAAACGGACGGATTGCTTCCGCAGGTTCGGATAGAAGAGTCCAAGACGATCAAGATCGACGTTTTCCCAGGACAGCGCGACCATTTCCAGAGTTCCGACGGCGGCGTGATACGCGCTCTTGGGCACCACGTAGGTAATGAAAATGTCGGTATCGTTCGCATACGTATCCAGCTGTGGAACGCCCTGATAAGGTATTTCCGTAAGCGTCAGTGCGTCTGGAGAGATGCGGTAGCCATAGATAATGGATTGAATGAGCTGATAGTCACAGCGATCAAAGTATGCCACTCGCTTATTCGCAAGGTCGAACGGGCATCTGATTGCCGACACCTTTGACGGCGGTACCAGAGCCAGGAAATACCCGCTAACAACCGGCGAAGGAGTGGAGGTGGCGGTGGAGGGGGAGGCGGGGTCGGCCGTTGCCGGCTTCAATTTTAGAAAGTCGACGTCGTTTACAAGCACACGTTTGGCTTGAAGCGCTTGGCGCATGGAGGCCGAGTACAAATACTCGTTCCACATAAACACGTCCATTCGTTTATCGACATGCATCCACCTCACCTGTCCACCGTCAGCGTCCTTGGAGAGTGCGCTCACGTTGAGTTTGTTGGTTGTCAGGACGTCCGCAGATTCCGATTGGAAGGCTTCGCGCATCTGTACGCCCTTCCATAAGATATAGCTGGTCAGAGCTACCGCGGCAATAACTGTAAAAGCGCGAGCGCGGTCACGCTTCATCCCTGAAAAAAGCAAATATTTTCTCAGATGCATGTAGTGTTAGCGCCCAGAAGACCGCGCGAATGAGCGTTCGTCGTTGGCTGTTAGCAATTCTGCTGTACCTTCTTATAGTTACTATTTTGCTCATCACAAAGCCTGCCGCACTGTTCGCAGACAACATGCGCATCAAACGGTGGAGCGCGCAAACGACATGGGACACCAGCATCTTCAGCCCCCAGTTCCTCTTCCCGTTCATGGGCATCCTTTGCTATTACATCGTTATAGTCTTGATGACTTTTTGAGATCTTCGAAGTCAACTTAAACGAGTCATGCATGTAATGGACACGTGTATGGCGGCTTATGGCGGAAGATGTGAGCATCATAGGCAATCCTGTGCGGTTTCGAAACGTACAAACGTGGCTGGAGAATTTCAGAGCTTCTCCGAAAGGGCTATCTCTGCAGTCGCTGATGATCGTGACAGGCCCACATGGGATCGGGAAAACCACACGTATTCGCCAGATTGTAAAGGCATGCAACCGGTGGATGATCAGCGTACATCCAACGAACTGTCATCACTCGCGAGAATTGGCAGACATTGTGTGGAAGGCTTGTAACAACCAAAACCTCGAACAGTTGTTTTGTTCGGAGGGTGCGCCGGTAGAAAAATGCCTCGTGATCGATGAGTTTGAGACACTGATTGCCAACGATCGAAACATCGCTGCTACTCTCGCGAACTTGATCTGCAAGTCCAATAGTCTTGCGGATATTCCCATCATCCTCATTTGCGACAGTGCTGCCGAGAAGAAGCTCGCTGATTTACGGCGCTCTAAGAATCGTGTCGCGCTCGGTATCATTGATACGCCGACGCTCTTTGTGCATTTCTCGGATCATCCAGCGTATCAGGGAGTTCTTTCAGACGCGGATATCCATCATGCCTGCACGCAAGCACAGGGAAATTATGTGTATGCAGCACAACTGCTCGAGCAACAAAAGCGCTTTTCACAAGCGGCTGCGGCGGCAAATGTAGTGGCAGAGGTGGTCTCGGAGCCGAACGCAAAGTCCAAACCAAAAACAAGGGGGTCGGCATCGCGTAAGAAGAATGCTGCCCAGCCGGAGCCGACACCAGAACCTCTGCCAGCACCAGAACCGGCGCCAGCATTGGATAGTTATGTTCTTCACAAGGATGCCGATGTCATCGACATGTTCCGCTCAGAGTCACCCTCGGTGATCTTGGAGGTCTTCTTACAGGACGCATGGATTCATCCGATGCGATTCCACGAGAACTTGCCAACAGAGCTCGCAAAATTCCGCAAAGGCACCAAAAGCGAAAAGACGGCGGTCTATGTCAAGTGCCTGGAACATCTCATCACATGGGACGTATGCATGGCCGCAAGCGCGGGCGCTGGCTCAAGCACGGGCGCAGGTAGTCTCGAGTGGCCACTCGCGAATCTTGCATACGCATTGCACCGCGAACTCTCCAGGCTGCCCCGCACGGCAGGAAAGCAACTAGATCAAGAAGAACACCTCGGAACATTCACAAAAATCCTTAGCCAAATGTCCCTACAGAAAAAGAACGACCGAGCGTGGTATCAGACCAGCATGGAGAACGGGGTACCGACCAACCTATCTTGCCATATGTTGCAAGCCCTCTTTCCAAAGCTATAGCATATGCATCTGCCGTAGTTTTTTTGTATGATCTCATAATTAGAGACTTCTTATGGACGCCCAAAATGCACCCGAAGCCACCGCTGCCCCGGCATCGGTGGCCGCAACTACTGGAGCTGCGACCGGAGCGGCAGCCGCTGCGACCGCGTTGGCCAACTCGTCGCCGGTGAAATCCGTGCAATCCGCTGTACAGCAGCTGCAGGAAAACCCGAAAGCCAAATCGGTTATTGTTTGGAGCATTCTGCTGACGCTGGTGGCGTTTGTGGCCGCATATCTGCTTTACAGATACATCAACACCAACAAAGTCAATCGCAAGTCTTACCTTCTACCGGAAAGTAAGGTGCCTATTCTGGGTACCGAATATCGCAGTCTAGATGGCCGCGAGATTCCGGCCATCGGCAACGGCAAGCGCACGACGATCATGTTCTGGATATACCTGCACGACGTTGAGAAGTACAAGGGCGTGTATCGCCACATCCTCCACCGCGGCGATCGCGGCGTCGACAAGGCGTCGCCCCTCATCTTCTTGGATAAATTCGAGAACAAGATCCATGTACGCTTCGACTCTGCTGCCTCTCCATCCACGATTACCATGGCTTCGCCCTACGTCGACAGCTACACGGCAGGCTCCACCAAGAAGACCGTGTCCAAGGACGAGGATCGCGTCCTGTTTGATCTTGCCACGCATGGTGTGACCATCGACTATGTTCCCCTCCAACGCTGGGTGCATGTGGCGATTGTGGTCAACGAGGAAGTCAACTCCGGAACGATCTCGGTGTTCCTAGACGGCGAGCTCGTGAAGCACGAGATGAGCGGAAAACAAACAAAGAAGATCGAATTCCAAATCGAAGGCACGAACGCGCCCGTCATGGAGTCCGTCGTGCGCAAGTTCCAGAACCTCAACTTGGACAAGACCGGCAACATCTGGGTAGGTGGCTCGATGATGGAAACCGACATTGGCCCCGGCTTCTCTGGCCTGGTCAGCAAGATTGAGTTTGTCAACTATGACATGAATGCTTCGGACATTTATGATAAGTACATGCAGGGACCGATCGACAACATGGCCAGCAAGCTCGGCCTGCCCGCGTACGGTATGCGCTCACCCATTTACCGCGTGGGTTAGAATCACCTAGCGCTCATTGCTCACCATCAGGCTCTCGAGCATGCTCTTGAGCATCCAGGTGTCCGGATAATCCTTGGTCTGGTAGCCGATGCAATCGACATCCAGTGCGTTGCTGGGCTGCTTGCGCACGTTGTGCACAAGGTACAGGTCGAAATGGTGCAAAAGACACAAGTATTCCAGGTACGTTCGCGGACAAGACGACACTGTAAAATTCACTTTTTTTTCAAGAGGCATCTCTAGTACGATTTCATCGTTCGAAATGTCTCTGTGAACAACGCTTATCTTACGATCCTGAGCATTCTGTAAATAACTTGTGAAGACGGAGGCATGGTAGGGTGTTGTGAAAGAGAGTATGCACGTCTTGGTGCAAACAATATCATTATCAGGGCGCATCAACGTGCGATGAACTGCAAAATACGTATCTTGCTTCCCACGAATGATATACACGTCTTTTCGGTCGCTCACAGAGCGCTTGGGTGCATGAATATTGAACCGCATCATAAGATTGGCCTTTGGCCGCTGGGCTCGTCTCTGACTTGTTATCACTTTTTCTTTCTTATGTAGATAATTAGAGAGACTCCAGCACTCACCATGCTGACAGACTATTTGCAAGTTGTCGCCGCGGTATTGGTTCTCGTTGTCATGATGGTCGTCGCATTTTACATCTACAATAAGGAGTACGTCGATGCACTCCGCACCGGCAGCTCGCTCAAGAAAAAGACGGACATTTTTGTCGGCATCAAAGACCTAAAGAGTGCCAACAACGAAATCTACAATACGAGCGACATCGAGAGCCTGGCATATCGCAACCTCGGCCCTTCCATCAACCAATTGGCCGGTGCGGAATTCACGTATAACTTTTGGCTATTGAAGAACAATGCCGTGGCATCGGAGCCGGGTCTGTCGCAGCAATTGGTGAACACGGATGCTGGCCTCAGCTCAGGAGACATTGTCCTCTTCACGCGCGGCTCGAATAAGCTTGCAAGTTACAAGAACCAATGCGGGATCGCCAAACGCGACATTCTCGTGAAGTGCCCGCTGATCAAGCTCGAACGCGGTGCGGACATCCTCACGGTCGAACTCAACACGATCCAAGGCCCCGACGGCGTCCGCGAGATGTCGCGCAATACCTGCGGTGAGAAAAAGGTGGATTGGAATGCGATGAATTCGCACAAGCTGTCTGTTCGCGGTCTGCGCGGCTACAATTTTGACAACAAATGGTTCATGGTGACTGTGATCGTCAAGGACATGTCGCCCGCAGAGCCCATTCCCATGCGCAACAAAGTCAACGTCAAGATCTATATCAATGGCGTGAAAGAGCTGGATCGCATGGTCGACGGTCGCCTCGCCCAAGTTGGTGGCAGCGAGACGGCGCTGCGCCAGAACAGCGGTAACCTGTTTGTGGCGCCGGTGGTGCAGATGGGCGGCGCCAGCGTCCCCAACTACACGAGCATGGCCGACCGCAGTCTCATGATGGCAGATCTTGCCTACTACAACTACAGCCTGACGCCCCAAGAGGTATCGACGCTGTTTGATGCCAAGTACACCAAGAAGATTGCGCCGAGCATCATTGACACGCCCGCCGCGCGCGATGCGCTGAACGAGGGCAATGATCTGTCGGTCAGCGACGGTACGCGTCAATTGACGGCGTTCTAAAAGTGCCAAAGCTTAAAGTTAACATTTCCTCTACCATCATTAGAGGAATCCATCATTCGTTTTTGTCGTCATGGCCGGAGGACTGATGCAATTAGTCAAACCGGACTCTACGAAGTCCAATGGAGCGCAGATGGAGTACATTACGGCCAACCCAGAGATCAGTTATTTCAAAATGGTCTTTCGGCGATTTACGAATTTCTCCATGGAGTCCGTACGGCAAACGTTCCTTACGAAGCCCGTAATTGAAGGGCGGAACCACGCCACGTTCACGTGCCGCATCGGGCGCGTGGCGGACTTATTGAAAGAAGTGTACCTATGTTTCGAGCTGCCAGACATCTATTCGGATTCGAACCTGCGATTCCAGTGGATCGAGAACCTGGCGCACCACATGATCTATTCATACTCCGTGCGTGTTGACACACAACTCATTGACCAGCAATGGGGTGAATTCATGGATATCTGGACGGAACTCAGCCTACCGCCCGCCAAGCGCGGATTGTATGATCGGATGACAGGACATGTGGATGCTTTCTCGTCACCAACGGCGCAGAACAAGAAACTCGTGCTCTCGAACAACCGAATTGGGTTCAACGCTTACCCGACCAGTGCGCCAGGGCGGCCATCCATCAAAGGACGCAAGTTCTACGTGCCGCTCAATTTCTTCTTCACCAAGCACAGCGGGTTAGCGCTCCCGCTGATTGCACTGCAATATCAGACTGTGGACATTACCATCGAATTCCGTGGCGCCGAGGAGCTCTATCAAATCTACGATGCAAGCATCAAGAAATATGTGAGCCCGACTTATTACAATCAGACACACGGCACCAATTACAATATTGCGAATTTTCTGTCACACAATGGTGTCGCTGACCCAACATTAGCCACATCTGAAAGCCGCAGCATTGATCTGAACGCATACCTGGAGTGCAACTACATCTATCTCGACACCGAGGAGCGCACGGCACTGGCGCGCAATAGCACCGATTATCTCGTGGAGCGCGTATTCCGTATCGAAAGGACGGGCTTGGTGGGCACGACTAGCATCGAGCTCACGTTGCAAAACCCGGTGAAAGAACTCCTTTGGATCACGCGCCGATCCGACGCCATCTCGAAGTACAACGAATACACGAATTATATGGATACGGTCCAGGAATTGGAAGCCAAGCCCATTCTCAGGACTGCCAAGATCATTTGGAATGGCATGGATCGCATTGAAGAGAAAGATGCCGACTACTTCAACCTCCTCGTGCCCTACCAACATCACACCAATTCTCCTCGTGACGGCGTTTATGTGTACAGCTTCTCGATCGCACCTGAGAAAATCCAGCCCAGTGGCGTTTTTAATGCGTCCATGATCAATGACATCAACCTATTTGTTACGCTGCACCCTCGCCAGGACTCGAACTACGAACACGAGATTGTGGTGTATTCGCTGTACTACAACATCTTCCGTGTCATGAGTGGATCCGGTGCCATGGTGTTCGCCAACTAGAGTCGGGTGGTTGGCTTCTAAACAAAGAAGGTGTTGTAGAGTTATCTCGTAGCCATCGGCATGCACTTCATAGAGCTTTCTTCTTCCTGTTGCCAACAGCCGAAGCAGTTTGGCGTGTTTTACCACCTCGTGTTTCTGCTTGAGGTCTTGGTGATCCGGAGATCGGTGGTATGGCAGGTCGTTCTTTTTTCAACGGCCACGCTTTATATACCTGGGGTTTTGTCCTTTCAACAGTAACGATATACTCGTCATTCATCGCACTTCCCAAGAGATCATGCTCACCTACTACTTCAATGGTAGGGGATCCATCTAGTGAAATCCACGCACCTCTGATTTTGCTTGATGTTCTTGAGGTGGTTGCCGCGAAAAAATATTTTCCATCCAAGGAAAACGGATAATTTAGCAAATCCGCCTGGAATGCCTTATGCATCGTATATCTACTTTTCATGAGATCGTACATACATATATGGGGTCCCTTTCCGATAATTTCTATTACTATGTAAAGGTGACGGCCATCTGGCGAGAAATAGGCAGATATTTCTGGGTAAAACAACTTACACTTGTCGCCATTCGCCAACAATAATATGCCTTGGCTGAGTTGGCCAATCGTGTGAATGACTTGGCCGGTTAGTATATTATAAATATTGCCATAAGAGTATAATGAAACACCGTCTGGTGACAAGATACAATGGGGGCATGGATCGTTCAGAGTCGAAACACGGGCGCCACTGGTTGTGTCCCATACGCAAGTTACTTGATTAACTGTATCGTAAAAACCATAGTCAAAAAGGTCTCCGATGGTAGCAACCATATATTTTCCATCCGGAGTGAATGCAATAGAATCTTCAGTAAAATTCTTCGACGCTTCCATTTCTATTTCGACCATTTTCTGCTGATACGGGTGCACAATCATGCACTTATACTGACCTAAGTGGTACCGATCATAAATTTGAGTGTATCCATTCACTTCTACGCCAGCATTCGGAATAAACCTTATGAAGGCAATCGTTCCATTGTCAGAAACATAGAGTTGCCTCCATCCATTCACAAAGTAGGGAAGTGTGAATTCCTTAACGAGTTTTAAATTTTCAATGTCGTAGACCTTGAAGGTCTTAGTATTTTCAGGCGGGTCTTTGCTTTTCCACACGGTTGTTACTAAGAACAACTTGTTTTGGCTAACAGCCACTACGCCCCCTTCCAATGACAAGGTACCTTCTGTCTTATTTTTGGCAATATTGAAATGGGTTGCCCTAGCTATGTTAGTTGGGTCTTTGATGACATAGGGTTGAAGAATGGAGAGTCTCCCATTCCTCAAAAATTGCATGGAAAAGGTATCTACTCCATAACGAGGATGTGATTTGATATTCAATACATATGGTTTCTCAGCATCAAGTTTGGTATTAATCACGGCACGAGCTGTCCTACATGTCTTTCCTAGATTCGCTTGATCGCTGCGTGGCATGCGTTTCGCAATTTCTAGGATGGCATCTGGTGGTAGATCTTGAAATGTTGCATTGCTGTCACATACAGTTTCCTGTGTGGGGTGTAAAGCTTGAGGCACACGGCTAACTGTAGGGATTCTAGAAGCAGTGCTCGACGCGACAGACATACGTGAACCCGGTACAGGCGGTGCCGGTACAGGCGGTCCCGGTACAGGCGGTGCCGGTACAGGCGGTCCCGGTACAGGCGGTCCCGGTACAGGCGGTGAAGCCCGAGGCACACGGCGAACTGTAGGGATTCTAGAAGCAGTGCTCGACGCGACAGACATACGTGAACCCGGTACAGGCGGTCCCGGTACAGGCGGTGCCGGTACAGGCGGTGAAGCCCGAGGCACACGGCGAAATATACGAGATGGCCGAGATGAAGTGTTTGTGTTGTGTTCGTCGGAAGAAACGGGTAGGACTGGTGCAACCTGCGTTTTCTTCTTCCTACTGTCCATTTCGTTTACTAAGACTTACGAATATTATATTTATTCTCTGTTTTTGCCACAAGAATGTGACAAATATCCCGGTATCATCCCGGCAATGACGGCCGCCGTGGCCGTCCGGACTTCGGGCCGGATGTCGGGAAATTAATCGCCTTATTATGCTAGAAGCGCTGCATATGAACCTAGCCGTTCTTATTTTGGTGGCGATCGTTGCATACGTCGTTTATATGTACATCCAGTCATATAACCGCATGACCGAAGAGCTCAAAGAGATCCGAATAAAATGCATGTCGTCGGGCATCCAACTGCTAACGCCGCCGGCGAAGGAACCCACGACCGCTATCGCAAATAACCTCACGGATATGCTGCGCTCCCTGCAGAAAACGCTGACATCTTCCACGGCGTAAAGCGGGTTCCCGGGTTAAGGAAATACGCCGTTCTTTTTACAATGCCACCTCGAACAAGTCGCAAGAAATCTGTGCCAGCTCCAGCGCCAGCTCCAGCGACAGAATCTGACGTTAACGCGGAAGTCAATGATCTGCCACCATCAGAGCCCCCTACGGCGGGCATGGAACGCACACACGATCACGTCGTGGTTCAGCTCGGTATCTCATCAAGTGCCATCGACGACATCATTCGTCAAGATGGATGCAAAAACATGATGAACGACATGGCGTCTCGCGACCCAGCACCCTATCAGACATGCGATTACTTTGAAAGCCAGCATGTGCAACTTGGTGCGGAACAAGGACATGCCATGGACTGCCACGTCCCGTCTAAAAGTAATGGCGCAACGCGTCGCACTGTGAAAGCGTCGAACGATTCCTTCAGTCCAATACAGCATACAGACGCCCAAGAGGAATTTCAGGATTCTCGCATCCACTGCTTCTGGTGCTGCCATGACATTGGCGCGAGTCGTTTTGGTATGCCGGTAGCGTATGATGCTGTCCACAATTCGTTTTCCATGTACGGGCATTTCTGCTCGCTGGAATGCTGTGCTGCGTACAATTTCGCTACGCATATGGGATGCGATCGCATGTGGGAAATTCACACATGGATTCAATTGTATGCGCGACAAACTGGGTACGGCACACCCGTGCGACCCGCACCAAATCGGTATCTACTGAAGATGTTTGGTGGTCCAATGACTGTGGATGAATTCCGGCAAGCGCACAAAGGCACAAATCGCACAGTCGTTCTAAACATTCCTCCTCTTATCAATGTGCAATCACAGGTCGAGTCTATCAACACATCTTTCCTGTTCAAGGCGAAACCACAGGGTGTGGAGGGCAGTGAAGGAACCCTCCTGTCCACTAGCCCAAATCAAGCAACGCACGTGGAGAAATCTAAATTGATGCGCAAGAAATCCATCATGGATCAGAACAGAACGCTCGATGTTAAAATGAACCTGTCGTATCAACAACTGGAAGAAAGGGCTTAAAGAAAATTTGATTTAAGTCATCTGTACATGTCAACTGCACCACTGTCTTCTGATCCTGCGTCCAATCCATTCAGTGCCGCCACAATGGAGGTCTCGTCTACGAGCGTGCATGCGCCTACGGCGTATCGCGTGAGTACGATCACATGCAATGGTGACATCATAAGTAGCATCAAACGGGACACGCCTGTCGCTTGTGCGCGTCCGCGCGGCAGGCGGGCAGCTGCGGCAGCGTCGATGTCGGCTACTGCTCAGGTATCGGCGCCCGTGATCACCGTGACAACATCGACGGACACGCCTTGTGTGGCGAAATCCGGCGATGCCAAAAAGAAGGATGAGTTCATTTACCTAGATGTTTTCTTTGAACATGTCGAGCTCGTGGATCCGGCTTCGGATGAGACAGGTTTCATCTTTGTAGAAAATGGTCCCAATCGGAGCCGCGGCGACAATTTGAAGCGTACCAAACGCGCGACAGAAAACCGAAAGATCTTTGACAATCAGGTGACGGTCATTTACAGGTTCTCAAGCACCTACATGCCAAATGTCAAGCTGTTTCGCAATGGCAACATTCACATCACGGGCATTCGGAAGCCAGCCGACGGCGAATTCATTGTGAAGCGCATGAGCGAGGAAGTGCTGCGAATTACAAATGCAGGGAAGCCAATTCTCAATACGGCGCTGATTAAGGATGTCAGCGTCATCCGACCCTGCAATTTCAAGATTCGGATGATCAACAGCGATTTCTCTGTTCCCTTCCGAATCCGCCGCAAAGATCTGCACCGCCTTCTGATATCTCATGTCTACAACACCATCTGTAGCTTCCAACCCGGCACGTATCCCGGCGTCAAGCTGCAATATTTCTGGAATGAGCACTACCACCAACATGACGGCAAGTGCACGTGCGACGAGCACTGTGATGGGAAGGGCGACGGCACCCGGATTGGATTTTGCAAGAAGGTCACCATCAGTATCTTTGAAAGTGGCAAAGTACTCATTACTGGTGCGACGTCGTTCGAGCAGATTGAGCGGGCGTACGCCTTCATCTGCAAGGTCATCATGGAAAACGAGGAACAGCTCAAGAAAGTCATGCCCATTCCATCGGCTGCGGCAACGGCAGCGGCAACAGTGCAAGCGTAAAAACAAAAATTGGAGTTTATTTTTGTCAATGAGAGTATATCGACTTCCATTTTTCCGGATCTTCGCGGTATTGTTCGGCAAACGCAACGCCCCCACCGCACAGCTTTCGGTTCTCGATGAAAAGTTCGAGCATATCATACATGCGTTTGTAACTTAGCTCCTCAAACAGATGACCCGAGGCACATGTCCAAACATGATTTGGAAATCTTGTCCAAATTGCTTTCACGAGCTCCTGGTCGCCTTCGAGTACAATTTTGCGAAAGTCTTCAAAAATCGTTGGGTCTGGCATACATAGGCACCGTTTCACGTCTCTAAGCTCGGGACACGAGCTTCAAGGACGGCAATTCATGGTGGCCGCGGCCTGGGAGTTGTTGCCAGGGCGTGTATATCCCGGCACAAAATACTGCGCGTTCGGAGGTGGGTTCGCGCTGTTGAGGTTCTGCGTGACCAGCACGTCGGCATTTGGTATAACTGGAACATTTCCCCAAGTGGCTCCCGCTACAAAAGGCGCACCCGTGTACAGGCCACCATTCACCTGGCGCGGCGGGATGGTACTCGGCTCTTCAGGATCAATGTAACTATAATGGAGCGTCATTACGTACTATATTGCTTAAAGAATATATTCTCCTAAGGGAGAGTACCAGTATGAGCGAAGTTCCCAAGAAGCGTGCTCATGATGACGTGGATGCAAATGAACTAGAGAATGACGAGATCCTGCATGTCGTTGAAGAGATGGCGCAAGACACATCGCGATCCCCCAAAGAAAAGAAGAAATATTACCAGCGCAAGTTTCCGGAATTTGCCGAGCGCTACAATGCGCTTTTCGAAATGGCGTGTCGTCCAAATTTCGATATGCCGCGACTTCGCTACATGCTCGCAATGCGCAGCAGAATTCAATCGCAATCCCTCACAGTCGAGCAAGCATCTGCACAGGTCGGCCAAGCCATGTTCAATCATTACGTAAAACCCATTGTGGATGCAGCACCGCCAAGCGATAAAAAGTAAAGGAGGTGACAAAAGAGCACCGGCTCCTTCGTCTTTTTAGTGTTTTTTGGGCGTTTTGGTTTGTCTGTTGTTGTTTTTGTTTTTGTGGTTACCCGAATTTCTCGGTTACTCGGAAAGTGCCGCGTCGAGGAAGTGGAAGGCCTCGGCTGTGCGGTAGTTCATCTGGAACATGTTCTGCGAAGCGAAGTAGTGGATAAGCATGCGCATGTTCTTCATGGTCTGGTGGTGGCAGAGGTAGTGGTAGATCGCGTACGGCGTAAGGTACGCGTGCTTGTGCGTCGTGGTCTGAATGTGACGCAGCTGAGCGAGGTGGAAGCGCATGATCGGCGACAGCTGCGCGTCCATCTCCTTGTCCATGCGATAGCGCTCGTACGTGGTGAAATACTTCGTCGTCCGCGTATAGCACTCGTAGATGATGTCGCGCATCGTGCAGATCACCGTGTGGATGATGTAGACGGGCGCCATCGTGTTGCCCATCGAGTCCTTGGGGGTCGGCAGATCCGCACAGTACTGCGCGATGTAATCGCTGACCTTGAAATGCGGCTTGTTCTGCATATAAACCCACAGCATGTTGATCCAGGGGTTGGGGTTGCCAAGGTTCTGCTCCTCGCACATGATCACCGAGGCGAGCGAGACCTTGTACAGCATACCGTTCGCGCGGCGCGCGATGAAGCCGAACACATTCGGCGTCGTCCGCAGCCACTCCAGTGCGCGCTCGGGGGTCTCAAAGCGCTGCGGATACAGCACGCCCAGCGACTCAAGCGGGCACGTCGTGTGAATGTCGTCGCCGTCCACCACCAGGTTGGAACGCTGGCGCGACGAAATGTGGAACAGCTTGGCGTACTTGTCGCCCAGCTGAGGGTACTTCACAATGTGACCGTTCTCGTGATGCACCATGAGGAACGCGTAGGTCTTGTCGGCGTTCAGGTGCTTGACGAACTCGTTGCGCAGCGCGGCGCGGAACTCCTTCTTGGAAGCGTACTGATCCGCCGTGATGCTCGGAAACAGGGCAGCCAGCGACTCGTCAAACATGTCGCCGTGCGTCTTCGTGGGATGGTGATAGCGAGAGCTGTCCACCGTCGGGCAGGCGGACGTGCCGAAATGCCACACGTCATTGTGCTGGTAGACGCTCACGACCGTACCCTCGAAGCTCTCCTCGCAAACATCGTCGGGCTTGGCGACGTTCGCGTATAGGATGTCGCTCGCACGCTCCGGAATGCCGGAGGCGAGACTGACCACAATGCTCTCACCCAGCGGCGCATTCAGGTCGAGCACCACGCTGCGGCACTCGTCATACAGCTCCTGGAAAGCCTCAACATCCGTGCGCTTGTACGTGTTGTGCAGCAGCACCAGACCGCTGTGATCGAAGAATTTCTTCCACTGCAGCGCCGGCCAGTAGTGGCGGCTCTTGAGGATCAGCTGCAGCGCCACATCGCGCGGCATGCCGTCCTTGGAGGACTCGTGCACCTCCGCCAGCAGCTTGGACAGCTCGGGGAACATCGTGTTCAGGGAATCGGGGATCGGGGAGACGGGCGTAGACATGACGTGAAAGAGAGTTGGGGACGTTGAAGACACTGGAGCAGCGTGTACGTTTTATGGCACAAATCTTTAAATTAGGACACTGTCAATTTTTCGGAAAATAGATCGTTATGGATTACACTTTCGTAAAGATCGCCCACCGATTCACGAAACTGAATTGCGTCTGCACGGGGTCGGATCGGAGCTGCTTAATGGACTCCAGAAGCGATTGCTCATTAAACGGCATCGGGCGCTTACCACCGGCCTTTGCACGCGTTTCAAGAGTTTCACCCAGACGGCGGAAGGTATCGCCAAACATCTCGCTGCTGTGAAGCTGGAGCCCCTTTGATTCTGCTTGCGAAATCAAAAAGTCAAAGTTCACAAGGTACTCTGTAATGAGCTGATTCGTGTTCTCCAGATACACGTTTACGGTCTTGCCGAACATGTTCAGGCGTCCATCAAATTGGTCGTAACTCTTGATGATCGCCCACACCGTCTTGCCATCTTTCTTGCCCTCTGTGACTCCGTTGGGTGCAGCCTGTAGCATACGATCGACAGCGTTGCCATCCATGAAAGTAAAGATGAATCTACCACCCGATTTCAGATTCTCACTCACATTCGTCAAGAATCCATCAAGTTTCTCCGGCGTCTCAAAGAAGTAGTGGATGGCAAATTGACACGATACGATATCAAAGCCACCGCGCGCGATGCCCTTGAGAGGTCTCGGATGCACATGCGGATCTGAATAAAGGAATTTTAGAAGTGCCTCGGATTTGTCATCAATTCCGCGTGCGGCCTCACCTGTCGCCAGTGGCTTCGAGCAATCGGCCACGGCGAACGCAAAGGTAGGAAGGCGCCGCGCAGACCGAATATTGAACTTGCGGTTGCGCTGCTCTTCATTTGTAATCGTGCCGATGACACGCGCATACGATCCGTCGCGAGGATCTTGGATGTTTTCTTTCACGATATCAATGCCGATAACGGTTCGGTAGTTCAAACGCATCCAGCGCGGCAGATCACCGGCTTTGCCGCATGCAAGCTCCATAATGCTGTCGGATGCGCTTGCCGTGGCCATACGATAGAGTTCGTCTTTAATGCCCAAGTTATGGAAATTGAGCATGTGGAACGACAGCATTCGATTTCTCGGCACATCACGCGCATAATACATTTTGTCCGCCGAGACAATCTGCTCGGATCCCAGCTGCTCAAAGCCTACCGGGACATCCACTTGCTCGTCACCGGTGATCATCTTCTCGGTCACCGGATCATGGATGTTGCGCCAGATAGAATTCGCCACGCTGATATCATTAGCGGTCTTGCTAATCGCATGCGTCGTTCGGTAAATGCGCGTTTTGTCCTCGCGCACGCGCAGAGGCACCCAGCACTTGCTGACATGGTCGGAGCGCGAGCGATCAAAAGCAAACTCGACAATCGTGTCGTCGGCAATGTCAATTGGATGACCTTCCGCATCCAGAATGTCGCCTTTAGCTGTGATGGGCAGGATCGCATTCTCGACACCTTCGACGTAATTTTGGACTGGGCGGAACGGTTCTGCCCGATAGACCGCATCCTCCTGGTAAGCCTTGCGACGGCTGGGATCCGTGAGAATCTGCATGCCGGTCTCCACATCGAGGGGAGTGTTTTGGATCACATTATAGCCCGTGCAAAGTTTGAAAACCCGACAATCTTGGCGTGTGTCTATATCCGTCGTCGTTTGTGCGTCGCGCACAAGGAAGTCTATCGTATTGTATTTTTCGGGCTTCCACTTCAGAACACGATCCCACCGCGTCGCCCTTGCCGAAATCTTGATATCTTTATTCGAAGGATAGTAACCAAACACAGGTAGGTCTGTGGGGGTGAAAATCAGGCCATCCACTTGATACGGCAGCTCACGCGAGCTCAGAAGATGCTTGCAGTGCTGGAACAGATCTGCTCCATCACCTGCATAATGCGTCTTCAGGCGTAGGTCGACGACGCTACGGCTCGCGTCCCAGTTGCTGGGCTTGAGTGCGGTCTGCATAAAACCATAGCGGCTCGCGGCGCCCGACGCGCTCAGCGCGCTGGTCATGAGCGGTAGCCCCATTTTCGATTCGCCAGTGAGGAAGTACAGATCAAAGACGGCAAAGATGTCCTTGGGGTGTGTGCTGGCATGGCGAGAGATGAACTCGCCGTCGAGCAGCGTATGTTTGAGGGCGGCAGATCTCGCCTTCAGTCCTGTCGCCTTGATGTCCAGCGTATTGTTGAGAAGATAGGCATCCAGGTTCGCATCTACATAGAGCAGCATGCGTTCACCGTCTGCCTTGTCGGTGACGGCATATCCAGACAGAATGGACGTGACTGATTGATACTTGCGTGGCTCCAACAGATGAATGCGCTCGAGATTGATGGGTTTGGGTGCTAGGAAGAACGGCTCCAGAAAGTCTTTCCGCTCTTCCGCGCTCATATCCTTATCTCGCTTGTGCGTCGGCAGTCGCACGTGCTTGAGAAGACTGTTGTAACCATCCAGAATTTGCAGGCGTTCTTCGGCGGATAGGAAGACAGGTTCATTGTGGATGATCTGGCCGAGTCGGATGGCATGCGCCAAGATGTCTTGTGATAGCTGGATCGGTTGCGCGACACGAGTGGAGGGCACCGCTGCCGGAGGGGCATCCATGCGGACGCTGAATGCGAATTCTTTGACCTTGGAACTCGTATGGGCGTCCTTGAAAACGTGGTTCTCGCGCATGACCGACCGAGTGACTTCAAGGACGTATTGAAGGCGGTAGGAGGCATCGCGCGATTTAAATTCGAAGATGTAGGCCTGCTTGATGGCATACGCCTTCAGGCGGCCACGCCAAGACTCCAACTCCACCTCGAACGTGTCAGGATGCACGATGTGCTTTGCGAGGACGGCGCGCATCCGCGAGGCAAACTCGCTCGGCAGCATGACCGAATCGAGCTGCAGACGCGTGAGCCATTTGTGAGGGGCATGGTGAAAGTCTTCCGTAAAGCAGTAATTTGCGATGTTTTTGCGGTCATCAATTCGCAGAACATAACCATGCATGTCACCTTCGACATCGACGACCTCGATGAATTCTTCCGATGGCAGCTCGTTCACATCCGCGCAGCTTCGCAGTGCAGACAGCGCCTGCACCATATCTGATTCCAGCCAAGCTGCATCCTCATCTTTGGGGAAAAGCTCAATGGACCACGTGGCTGCTGTGTCGTTTACGTATGCTTCGGCCATCCCATTGAGCATTTCAATAAGCGTCTTGTTGGCAATCTGCATTGCGCGCTCGGCCGCCTTCGTCTCTATTTACAAAACAAGATATCTTTAATATTGCCGCTCAATTTTTGACGCTCCAGCGCCCGTTGGCGTGGTGTGTAATTTCAAATTTGACGGATGGGCCCGCTTTGGAATTCCATGTGTGCTTCTTTTCATTAATGTACACAATGCGATCCAGCAGAAAGCTAAGAATCCACCCGAGGTTTTTCATACGGGCGTCGTCGGGTTTTGGGCGGAGTTCCAGGAAGTAAATCGCGTCGCAGGTCTTTTTGCGCCCGAGGGCTTTGACGACATTGGGTTCGACCAGGAAAGCCACAAGTTTCTGCTTAATTTGCTGCGTGGCGTCGCGCATCCATTCACGAGAATACATCGGGCTAAGGTCATCCAAATGACGAATAAGGAGCTCCGTGAGGTGATCGTATTCGTAGGTCTTGGGAGCATTGCGGGCGGCGACGATAGTTTTTGGTGTCGGTGGCGCAGCCTTAGGCTCACGTGTCGGAGTCGGAGTGGGAGTCGGTGTTTTCGGTATGGGGGCGGCAGGGTTTGGCGGCGGCACTTGCTGCTTCAGAGGGTTGTACTTGGGCTCATAGGAGGGGCATTGTTGAAAGCACATGGCCTCGTTTGCCAATGGCGACATGGCAAACGTGCGAAACGGCACCGATTGCAGTAGGCACTTCAATTCCGTCATGGTGCATACAAAAATGAGCGGAGGCGACTGCTGTCAAATTTTGGTGCTCAATTCATTAAATAGCTTTCCTGCCGAAGTGTGTCCGCAATGGAGGACGTGGCATCATTTGGGGCCATCTTGGCGTATTTCTTCTTCAAAAGGTAGAATTTCATAGAAGAAGAAACACGAGACGTCGTATCCATGTTGGTTGGTTCTGACAGCGGCGTCTCTTCCGGCTCGAGCTCCTTAGCGGATGTCACGGTATAGGACGCAAGAAGATTTTCTGTTGGAATCACTGCAGTGGTATCACCCGAAGGATGCCCACCTGCCACGAGCGTCGGCTTCAATTCGTCACACATGGTCTGGTATTTCGAAACCTCTTTACGGGATTGTTGGCAAAAATGGATGTACTTCTCGATGGTTTGAATGATGTCGCGGCTTTGCCAGGAGAGATTAATAAAGATACCATTATTGTTCTTTGTGTATTCGCATTTGTTCAGATGCAGGATCTTAAACAATTCTTCCATTTCCGTCTCGCTGAGGCTTTCGATGGACTTCACGAGGTCTTGCAGGTTAAATGCATCGCCACCGACCATTTCACAGCACCTGTTCTACTTAGTTCTATGTATTACGCGAAGTACGCTTAAACTGCGATAGATTTTGAACAAATCTTGTAAGCGTTAGATAGATGGACACCCAACACGTTACAGACGCGGTTAGACAGGCATGCGAAACGCTCACGCACCTGAAGCGCCAGTATGCCAGCCAACCAGAAATCACACGAGTGTGCGAGCGAGAAATTCGAAAATGGAGACGACTCGGAGCACCGGCTGCTGCTGAGCACAGTGGCGGTCAACCCGAGCTCTTCCATACCCAGAAACAAAAACAAGCTTACGCAATGCAAGTAGAGCAAGTCGTTGAGCTTACATCACCCTACATCATGTTCGCCAAAATGTCGTCACCCACGTGGCTTGCTAACAAATACATCTATTGGTATGCGTACAGCCTTGGTAAGGTTCGCAACATCATGTACGGAATCGCTGTCAGACGCGCACCTGAGCATGGTTGGAACTTCAAGATCAAATTCGCGTGCAGCTTCAATAGTCTGGTTACGCTCAACCAAGTTATGGATCATCTGAAGGCAAAAGACTATGGTTACGTTGCAGCGTTAGCAAAAGACAACATCAATCCAACCATCATGAAGTACACCGGCGAGCAGCGTGAATACGACGTCAATAGAAGCGACGTTCCCCGTGAGAAACAACACTATGCCGAATTTGCGGGTTCGTTTAAAAAATACTTGGAACACTTGCGCTACGCTGCGACGCCAGTGACAGGCACCTGCATTCGCTACGAGCAATTTATCGACGTGTGCAAGGGATCTTGTCGGATGAACAAAACATGCCGTCAATTTGATTGGGGGGAGCCCGGGTGCCGTGTCAAGGCTGACCGAGGATCCGCGACCGGATCCCTATCCGTTTCAAAACGCAAAGCGTCACGCACGTCAGAGAGCGAAGATGAAGATATTCTGTAAGCGGAGTTTGCGCGACTAGTCATAGTCCATTCCATCGTCGCCCATACCCGCATCTGGGTCTTCTTCAGGGTCTTCTTCGTCTTGCTCGTCCCCTGCATAATCGTCGTCAGAGTTCTCGGAACCATCGTCGCGGTTTCCTAGAATACCAGGCAGGTCATCGTCTGGAATAGAAATGCTTCGGATATGGCTCTGTTTTTGGCTGTCCACCATATCGTCGCCGTCAGCAGCGTCTGAAGCGTCGTCGTTGTCCTCGCCATCCGAAGGCGAGTCCGAGAGCTCCGAGAATTCCGAATCTTCCGCCCCAGGATCGTCATCATCTTCCGGCGTTTCCATGGAGTCAGGGTCGTTGTCCAGAGCATTAAGGTGCGGTGTTGCACGACTACCCGTCCTCGCTTTCTTAATGTTCACAGCGCGACCAATAATAGAAATGCGCGTATCATTGAGCTGGTAGCGCTTGCCAACAACTTCCACGTGGATATTGTCGCCGATTTCCAGAGTGTCCAAATCCAAGTCCGACTGAATGCCCGCTGAACGTTTTGGAATGATGATGTCGAGAACAGGGACAATCTTATCACCCACCTCGATAAAACTTTCCGCCTTGATGCCCATTTGGTTACGGTTCCGAACTTGCGCCGTGACGACCATTCCTGTCAGTGGATTGCAGACGTCCCCCATCATGACGACCTCAAATCGAATGTGCCCATTAAAATGCTGCTTTACAAATTGACCAAATGACCGCTGAAGCACCTGAAGACTCCCAGGCTTGATGTAGCCATAACGCGAACAGACTCCCTCATACGTCTTCTTTAGTTTCGCTTGAATGACCTCCCCAAGATCTTTCCCAAGCTCGGCAGGGTTCAATTGCACCGACGATTTGAATTTCAACGGCACGAAGAGCGCCATGATGATACCTTTATCTGTCTGTGTCTTCCTAAACTCAAAGCATCAAATTTTTTACTGCGGGCGACTGAGTTCGGGCTAGGGTTGTTCCAACGGAACAAAAAGTGGGGTTCCATCATCCGCATACGGTTTGCTGTGACTATAAGCTGAGGAAACGAGCCACAACTTTCGGTTTTCTAACAGCGCTTGACGGAGACTGTCACAATAAAAGGGTCTGGAAGGCTTCGCGGGCTCGTCGTAGCGATAGCGCATGGCCTTGAGGTGTTCTTTTATGGTTCGAATAAGTACCGTGTTGCACACAATACCTTGAGCTCGGCCTTGCGCGACTTGCCCTGGGTTCACAATCTTGAATGTCAATATGACATCTCCTGGATTCGCGGCGGCATCCGTGCCCTTGTGCACGTAAGGTGCATAGATGCCGTACGTTTCGTCGCGAGGGTGCGCGTTTCGGAACGGCATAAGGAACGCCTCATTGGCAGGGCTGTCTGCAAATTCTTGTCGTTCGCCACCGTACCATGTCTTTAATTTCAATCCATTCGGATCAAACATGTCTAGATAGGCATTCTTTTCTTTTGTGAGCAGGTGATTTGCAATAAGCAGATCCGCGATAGCAACAAATTTCGGCTCGGTCGTCCAATGCTTCTTCAAAATGATCGACTGTACCAAGTACAGATAGCACGCAGCATCCAACGCCAGAATCCTGAACAAATCGGCGTGCAAATTCATGCGCTCAAGGTCGCATGGTGCGCCGGGCGACCTAGCTGGCGATGTAGCCGATGCAGCCGACGCAGCACGCAACGAGGGCTGGGCGGCTTGGCGTGGCGGACGCGGCATGGGCGCCACCTCGACGCGCATGCCCTTTTGTGCGTACGGCCGCTTGACAAGCACAAATTTGTTGCGGTGGATCTTGAGAATATGGTCATCGTGGATGACCGTCTGCAGCATGGATGCGAGCGCCTCTTTCAAGACATCGGATTGAATTTTGATTTTGGCCTCAATGTCAGACAGTTCAAAGGTTGTGACACCGTTGACCAGCGCCGATCGGAAGAATTTTGTCAAACGCTGTTGGACGGTTGGAAGGACGTGCTGATATGCCTCCTTTCGCCATGCGGTGGTCACGACTTCGGTGGGCATTTCACATCGAGGTTCGGCGTCCGGTGCATCGCCGAATCTATATGGGATCGACGCCCCATGCGACGTGGTCATGTTGATCGTGAACTTGAACAATCGTTGCGGAACGTAGTTGGCGTTCTTTTGAATGGGACAATCCAATGCATGATCGCGAAGGAGGGCTTCGACCGACGCAATCTGACCTTGCTTGCGTGCTGCGATCATATAGGCATGCAGGTCATCTGTCTCACGTGTCGGGTCGTCGGGATATACCGCGGCATGCAGGTAAACACTAACGTTGCGTTTTGAAATGGGCAGATCAGAGTGCGAGCATGTACGAATGCCGCGGCCAATGACCTGTTCGATGCGGTTCAGATGATACCATGGGTCAAGAATATGGATTTCCCGCACATTCTTGAACGACAGACCCTCGCTTGCAACTTTGGTCATGAGTACGACTTTAACCACACTGCCTTCGCTGTTTCGTGGATGCGTGATCACATCCATCAGCTCAGATAGCGAATGTTTGCCCGAATAGGACTGTGTCCCGCAGATAATTGCGTACGCCGGCCTCGACGGCTTTGTCACGGGCGGCACAGGATTGTCTTTTACGTCGACGCGTTCTGAAAGAATCGGCACGTCGTCATAACGCCGGAAACCAATGTGCTCGAGCGCCGCTGCGAGAGGGACGACGCCGCCTAGAATAAATTGAGAGTACACGAGGACAATGCCCTCCGCGTTCCGAATGATGTCCACAACACGCTTCAGCTTGGCAGCTATGGAGCCGAGGTACTCGTCGTTCGGGTAAAACCACGGCTGCTGTTTGTTAATATAGCGCATCTGAAATATGTTTTCGTTCGTGATCTGCATGATGCTATTGAAACCACTATTCCCTGTCTCGTATCGCTTGCGAGCACCCGTGGGTTGAGGGAAGACAATGTTGTTCGTTTGAAGCATGTCCATGGAGACCAATGCGCGCTCACGCTCACGCTCACGGCCTTGCGTGCGGTTGTTCTTCGCCTTCTGCTTTGCTGAGATGTTTGATAGCGCCTGCAGCTGATGGATGCCAAGCGGCGTAGGGAGTAGGCCATCCTTTATGCTCGAAAGCCACGTGAAAGACTGCAGTGTCTGGTAGCCGTTGACAACCGGGGTTAAGCGAGCTGCGAATGTAAATGGGTTCTGAGATTTGATATAGCTCACATACTCCTGAGAGAGCTGACGTAGGATCTGCCATGTCGGCTCGTTCTGAGTTTGATCCTTGTTATAGAGTGTTGCTTTCTTGAGCAGAACGCCTGTGCGTTTGTCATTTGCCAGCAGCAAGTGCATGAGACGAAGGATCTCATCCGGTTCGTTATACATCGGGGTCGCAGTGAGCAGAAGTAACTTGTTGCCCTGTCCAGCTTCAACCATGTGCAGAATGGATTCGCCGAGTTTGGTCGAGTCTTCAGCATTGCGCAGATTGTGCGCCTCGTCAATGATGATGACCTTGTTTTGGACAATTTGCGAAAGCGTTCCCGCCGTCTGCGCCGTTTTTACAAATTTAGCAATTTCGTCGTAGGTAAAGAACGTGTATCGCGACTGGATGATGTTGTGAATCCTCTTCAGGGTCATCGTTTTCAGTTGGTCTGCGGTCATGCTCGCATGTGTGATCGCGGGCATGCTCATGCTCAGCTTTAAGTATAAATCACGCGTGCATTGCGAATCGACGCCCGCCGCTCCGGGCGCGAGCAGCTTGGTCGCATCAAAGATTGCCTTCTTGAAGTTCTCAAGCAGCGCTGGAGATGCGATGACCCAAACAGGGCGATCAAGCTCGCTGACGGTTCGATCCTGTGCGCGATAGTTTTGGAGGCTAAGAACGCTCTCGGCCACGGTAATGGCGGTGCACGTTTTCCCTACACCCAGTCCATGGAAGATGAGCACACCCTTGTAGATTGACGTCCGGGCTAGATACTGCTCGAAGATGTGCTGGTAGAGCGCCTTGTCAAAGGCACAAATATCCTTCATAATGCGGTCAAAGTCTCTGACATCGTTGACTTCCTCGAACGGCGCTATTTCGTGCATACGGAAGTTCAACATACGCGCGATTTTGTTTTGGAAATCTGGATCGCCTTGGCGCGGATAGACGCCGTCAGCGCTCTGCGCGACAGCTGCTGCCCTCGGCATCTCTCTGCTATATGGAAACAAAAATGCCGCTTTGAATTTATGTCACTTCAAGGAGAAGCGCTCCATTGTGCCTTTTTTGACAAATATGGATATACCATCTTCCATCTTGAATACGACTTTGACAAACATGTGTCATTTTCATAAACACATCATAACTATCTTTGTCATTTCTTATCGATTGATACAAATCAATTTCATCGCTAAATATGTAACTCGTTCCATATTTCCATTCTGTATCGATTCCTTCATATCGCATGTGCCTATGTGCTATAAATGTATGATCGTTTGGAATATCATCGAATGGCAATAAAATATGTAGGCAATATGTGTTTCCCACAATAAGGTCTGATAGATCCATTCTCCAGGTAGGTGTTTTGTCCTTAACGCAAAAAGGCTGCTTGAGCTCAAGGCTTAAGGCATAGCGATCAAACACATACCACAACGCATCGTTAGCTTATGGAAGCTCTTATCAAACTCGCTCGCGAATTCGAAGACAGGCGACGCAAGCTCCATGATGAGTACAATCTCAAAGCAGAAAACCTCGGCATTTTCAACGACCTTATGGATGAAATCGATGGTCTCGTTCGTAGCATGGAACCACTCAAACGGTATGCCGATTTGTGTGATGCCTATCACAAACAAAAAGATGAGATTGCAAAACAAGTTCTTATGGAAAAGTTGCAACAAATCTACAAGGACGCATGGGCTCTACAGACGAAGATCGCGAAAATGATGCAGTATGAACGTCCAGAAATAGTCGACGTAGAAACCATGCTCCGTGACATTGGGCGACTCACCTTTCTTGAGGTACATATTGCGTCCTCCCTCAAGGCGCAGTTGCGGTCCTGTCTCAAAACGATACAGGAGATACAAAAACTTACAGAGCCTGACGACATTATGGGTTTGCAAATCACGGGTTCGAGACTGGTACAACCAGAAGACATGCATGATACGTCATTCTTGAAAATGACAAAAGATGAAATCGATCAGTATAATGCTGTTCTGAAAATTCAATCGGATCAGATTTCACAGAAGTACAACGAACAAGTGCAAAAGCACCAAGAACATCGCGTCAATAAGATGTTCACGAAGCTGGAACTTCTTGAAGAGCTCAAAGCTTGCAAACAAGATGTGTTGTAGATTGGGTGCTCAGGGCGCCATGTATCTTTTTTCCAAGTTACCGAAGACCTTACTTGTCTTCGTGAGCAAAAATTAAGATGGCGAACCGGACGTGAAAACGTTCGGCATTAATGCGACCGTGCGTTATGGAAATAGAGCTCCGCACAGACTTTGACATCATCCAGCGCGCGATGCAGTTGAACATTGGGTTCGCGGTTGAAGGTGCGGAAATATAGCTCTGCGAGCTTTGGCCACTTTTGCCCTGGGCGCGCTGCCGCCAGCATAGTGCAATGCGGTTTGCAAGACGACCATAGAGCAGCAAGAAGCGCGTCATTTGCCCGAAGGATTTCTGAAAGAATGACATTCTGGTCGAATTTCATATTGTGAGCGACAATGGTTTGTGTGGATTGCAGGTCTTGTTTTAGGGCTGCAAGCGCTTCGGCGAGCGGCACGCCCTCTGCAAGCGCTTGCTCAGTCGTGATGCCATGGACACGCGTGGATGCCTCGGGAACAATGAAGCCATTTGGGCGGATGATGAAGGATCGCTCGTTGAGAATATTGAAAGAAGGGTCGCAATGTAGCCATGCGATTTCAACAATACGACACTGCTCCCATGCATCACTGTGTCTTGCATGAATCATGCGCTTTTTCTTTTTCTCCGGATCATAGGCCGTCGGTGCAAGGCCTGTTGTTTCCGTATCAATGATGATAATATTGGTTCGACCCACCAAATCCTGGGGGTGGGCCACGGAGGCGGGGTTCGGTGGATTGGGCAGGCTGGCTGAGTGTGTTATTGAGGCCTCCATAAACGAAGCATGGTGCATCTGCCTTAAGCTGCATCGACGCAATTCGCGGGGGTGGCGCAGGTTTTGGCTTTTCAAGGGGGGATGGATGGGCTGGATGCTCGGCAGGAACGGGTGGGGCGGGCGCGAGAGAGGCGGGCGCGAGGGGGGCGGGCGCTGACAGGGGCTGCGGGGGTGGGAGGCCCAGATGCGCGCAAACGGTCGTGTGAGCATGGTGAAACAGCGCACGACGCTCTTTGTTATGCGGGCGAATATTGGCGAGGACGCGGTCGTAATTGAACCAGCGCACCTGGCGGACTTCCCTCGCTTGCTGAATGTTTTTTGGATCGACGGTCCCGACCTTATGGTTGCTGTTCGTGAACGCACAGATGTAGTACACGTGTCGATATAGCACTTTGTTAGTGCCATAAAAGATCTCCTCTACTGGCTGGAGGTGCTTGAGGACTTCAACGTCCGACTTTTTGCAGCCGGTTTCTTCACAATACTCCCGAATAGCACAATCAATGTCTTCTTCTCGCAGTTTGCGGCGGCCTTTTGGAAAGCCCCACTCCGGATCGACGTACTGTGAGTATGTGGATTTGACAAGGAGCGCAAGATTCACGAAGATCTTATTATGGTAAAATCCCGTCTTCAGGGCATCAAATTTTGTCTTAGATTCCAGGTACTCCTGTGTGTGCTTGGAAATACTGGGTTGGTACCATACCTGGTTCCACAGAGAATGAAACGAGCTGTCCAGCAATTGCTGGCGCTCGCTCTGTGTCATCATCGATAGCAGATTACAAATGTAGGACACATCCTCCACTCGATACTTACCTCGAATGAATTCCATAAAGGACAGGGAATCCCTGCGCTGAATCATAATGTATTCCGGCTGACCGGAATTCACGCGAAAGCAAATCAAACCAAAACTCATAATTGGGTGTGGGCAATCTTTGTACAGATGCCCGACCAAACCACAATTACGACATGTGTGCGTCCGATACTGCTTTGACAGGTTTGCGTGACTTGAACTAGCTGAAGGATTGGATGGGTTCGGGTGACTCATTGGTCATAACACACTACGTACTCTATTCCTATCTGTAGTTTAAATGAGTTTGTAAATGAATTTGTCGGGTATTTTGTAGAGCAAAGTTTCGATTCTGCGTGCCTACATGGAACCGAGTACGTGGGGTCCACATGTTTGGAGCGCCATCCATCTTATTTGCCTTGGTGCCCCTGTGCAGCTTCCGGACGCTGAACAAGAGCACTATCAGCAGTTTTTCAATTACCTCGCGCTGGTCATCCCATGCACGACTTGCCGTCAGCACCTCAAGGAAAACATGGGGCACATTCCTATCGCAAAATATTTGAGCGGGCGTGACAAGCTTTTTGAGTGGTCGGTTCTCATTCATAATCGCGTCAATGCATCCCTGGGAGAAAGGGAGTGGACACTTGATGAGGCGAAGAAGCACTGGGATAGGGTTGCCAGCGCCAGCGTTGAGCTGTGTAAAACACCTCAATGTAAAAACAAATTGAACGCCGCCTTAGGAATCGTTCTAATTGCGTTGGTAGGGGCGGCAACCTGGTTCTTTATTGCAGGGGCGCACCGGCGCAAGTGAAGCGCTCCTTATCTGCGCCGCTTTCGAAGCCCTCAATCGCCTCGTCATCCTCCTCGCCAGCCACCGGCGGCATGGCCGGAGGCGCGGTGGTGGTCGGGGCGGTGGGAGCAGCACCCGCGCCAGCCATAACCGGCTCCTTCACCTGGACGGTAGCCTCCTCACCCTCAAAGTGCTCCTTGGCAACCTTGGTGGCCTCCTCCGTGGCATCTTGGAATTTCTCGACGGCCTTGTCGTTGGCCATGTTCATCAGGGCAACGACCACCAGGGTCGCCGAGTACACAAACACCATGATGGCCACAAACCACGCGTACAGGCTGCACCACCAGCGTTGGTTCTTGAATCCAGCGCCAGTGACCATGCAGTTCAGCTGGAATAGGGTCAGCAGAATCGCGGGCAGCGACAGCAGGAACATCAGCAGGGCAACCGCCAGCTTTTGGCTCATGGGGACCGCGCTCTTGCCGAATAGGATGGTCAGGCCCACAACCACCACAGCGACCAGGATGGCCGTACCGGCCAATTTCGTTTGAGGTACACCGACGAATACGTTGAATAGAGACATTTGCAAGTTTGGTTCTATATGGGCAACAGAAAAAATTGATATAAGCCACTGACGCCATATTCATCAAGCAAACGGCGTGCAGCGTTTGGAAAAAGAGAAGCAAAATGGGCATTCCCTATTATTTTTACGCAATCACCCAAAAATACCGAGGGATCCTTCAATCCGCGACACCGGAAATCGATTACTATTTCTTTGATTTCAACGGCGTCATTCATCCCGTGTGCCGCCATGTGATGAAAGCTTGGCAAGAAAGGAACGGCGCAGGGGCGGGTGCGGGTGCGGCGGCGCGCGACGCATTTGAAAACGACGTCTGCCGGGCGTCATGGGAATTCTCTAGCATGCTCATTGAGCGCATGCACCCCAAGATCGGCACCGGAATTTTCATTGATGGCGTTGCACCTGTTGCAAAGATCAACCAACAACGGAAACGACGCTATCTATCCGTCATGCGCCAAAAGATGGAAGGCGTGCGCATGATGTGGGACACGAATGCCATTTCGCCCGGCACGGACTTTATGGCGCGGATGACCACCTACCTGCGCGAGCATGCGGCGGATCGCCTGTGTGTGCTGAGCACCGCAGACGAAACGGGCGAAGGCGAACACAAAATTTTTGAATACATTAAAGAGCATGACATTGGCCGATCGCGCATCGCCATTCACGGGCTCGATGCTGACCTCATCATGCTGTCTCTGCTGTCGCACTTGCCGCATATCTATCTGGTGCGCGAGAACAAATCTTCCACCGTCGAAGAACCCAGTCTTTCATATCTGGGCATCACGGCTCTGCGATCGGGCATTCTCCGCGAATTCACCGAGTACGGATGTGGATCCGTAATTTCAGATGCCCTGTCAAAGGGGGACGTTTTCTGCAAGGAAGCCTGTGATTATATCGAGAGTTACGTCGTAGCGTGCTTCCTGCTCGGCAACGATTTTCTCCCGCACCCGGCGACACTGTCGCTGAAAAAGCAGGGTATTGACAAAGTCATGCGATCACTTTGCGACGCTCAACAGTTTTATGGGGCGACGCTGGTTCAAGACGACACCGTGAATCTCACCATCCTCAACAAGATTCTGGAGGCGCTGGCCGCAACGGAAGACGTCGACATGATGAAAGTGAATGAAGAGTACCTCAAGCAACGCGCATATCTGGACAAGCCCGAAGACGCCATCGAATACTACCCCATTATTCCAAAGAACAAGGCGCGCCTGGCGCAACTGCTCTACAACATGCCAAGTGGTGGGCGCTGGCGATCCACGTACTATAAAGAGCTCTTCTGTGCGCCCAAAGAGCGACTGGACTCGGGTCTCATTCTACAGGCGTGCAAGAATTTCATGGTGGGCGTCGTATGGACCTATCGGTACTATAAGCGCCTCCCCAAGGACGCCATGTGGTACTATCCATATAATTATGGTCCGACGCTGCTGGATCTGTCCAACTACCTACTGACGGAGCAGGCATGGCTCGAGACGCTACAGAAAGAGTGGGAAGCACGGGCGGGAGCAGGCGAAGTCGGGGGCGTTTCATCGGCTGTCCAGCTTCTTAGCATCATGCCGATCGAAAGTGCGCCTATTCTGCCCCGAGCCGTGGCTCGCGTCATGGAAACAGAGGGGATGGGCTGCACACACATGTTCCCGGTCGCATATCCCATCCAGACGTACCTGAAGACACACCTGTGGGAATGCGTGCCCGTTCTACCACCCATCGACTTTGCGCGTATTGCACGTGCACTCGCCTAAAAGTACGAATCCCTTCGTCTTCGATCTTCGATCTTCACTTACGCAAACACACAATGTTACCATGGCCGCACGAAGCTGCCCATGCTGGCGTCTTGAAAGACAAGACCGCTATTTCGCTTCGCCCAAGAAGGGTCAGCCGATGCCGCGGGATCAGGTGCGAGCGTTCCGTTCCACGCAAACCAATTGAACGGGCATTGCTTTTTACGATAAATGCAGTCGTTCATGTAATTTATAAGCATACAATCGATGGTGGAAACGCCCACCGGGTGCTTCAGCAGAGCGTCCAGGCAGCGCTGCGCGCCTTCCAGTGTGATCAAATATGCATGTGTGCAAAACACAGGCGTCCGCAGAATATGGCTTCTGTGCATGAGCTCAATCTGGCTACCAAAATACAGCAGGTCATACGTCGGGGGTGTTCCTTCAAAATATTTGTGTGCGAGGAAGTGCCATGCCGAATGGAAGAACACGTCGTCCTCGAAGATGGTCGCAAAAGGGATGCGGTTCACTACGATATGCTTCCAGATATCCACATGAGACAAGAAACACCCCTGTTTACCTGGGTACTGAACAAACTCAGCGTCGCTTGGATCAAATGCCGGATTGCCATGTCGCGCCCAGGCAGCTGCAAGATCATCCGAACGACGCGCGTCGACAGCTTCCCAGCGTACAAGCGACGTAAAACCAGCATCCACTATATTTTTCGTTGCGATCTGCAAGCGATCCTTGCACTCCGCCATATTCATCAAGAATGCAGGTCCATCAAGAACTTCTCGCCAAGACAATGGAAGAGGCATGGTTTTATTTGTCCTGTATCCAACATTCCTTAACTCGCATATAAAGACGCAGTCATTAAACCAATAGAGTGGGATGGATCCGACGCTAGCAAATCTCATCGACGTTTGCGCGGGCACTCGGGCGTCCGAATTTGACGTAGCTCAGGTGTTGCATCACCTAGGTCATGCGCGGTTCAAATACGTGGGCGAAAACAATTGGTTGTACCGTGGCGATCGAGAGGACGGCGAGTACAAGCCGGATGCTCGCTTAGAGAACATACACCACTTTTGCTCGTCGGATGTCGTGAATGTCTTTCTCCAGCGTGCGCTTCACTTTCAAGACCTGCTCGCACAGAACCCGAAAAGCAACTACGACATTCGCGTGAAAAGGTTGCTCGATGTAAGCAACAAACTTGCGAACCCTAGGTACATACGGGACGTGCTCCGCGAGGCCAAGTCGTTTTTTGAGCAGACTTAGCTTAGGCGTGTCTAGATGTTTGCGATTTGTTTTTTTATCGCATTTGTGTATAGAAATGCCCAAGATTACCCGCGACGTTGTTCTATTGTCCATTGGATTCGGTCTGCTGATCGCCATGATTCTGTTCACCGTGTTCGGCTGCCGCTGCCGCATCGAGCGCTTTGAGGGCGAGGGTGCAGATGCTGACGCCACCGCTGCGCCGCCCGCCGTGCTCACCAAGAAGGAGGCTGAGCTCTTCGAAGGTCTGCAAGCTGGCAAATTCTCGGAAGAGCAAATCAAGACTTTCATGAAGAACGGCGTACTGAACGAGCAGGTCATTGACAAGTTCCTCTCCAAGATGACGTCGGCCGCCGCCGCGACTCCGGAAAAGGAGGCGGATAAGAAGCCGGCTGCAGCAGAGGCGGCAACGGCAAAGGGAGCCACCAAGGCGGCCGAGGCCAAGCCGGCACATCCTGTAGTGCCTGAACCCCATGCCGACCCAAAAATTGAGACCTTCTCTACCATCACCACGCTTGCACGCGCTCAAAACACGATTCAGAAATTGAGAGGAAGCCGATAAAGCCTTCGTTGGTGTCGCCGCGGTCAGGGATGCGGTCTTGCAAAATGGATGCCGTCGTGAAGGTGCTCGCGGATCGAGTGGCGATTGCCAAAGAACGCTTGAAGCCCAACCCAGAGGCGGAGGCACTCGCGGTTCTTGCGGCCACAAGGAAGGGCTATCGATTTGCATATGATCAAGCCTTGACGAATATCAAGATTCACGAGAAAGCCAAAAAAGCCGTGCTTCGAAACGGCATCACAATCGGCGCAAACGTACATAGCGTCGATTGGAGTCCGGATGGCCGTCTGTTGGCCATTGCAAGTATGAATAACGCGATTCAGATATGGGATCCCGCGACCGGCCAGGTAGTCAACACATTGGAAGGCCACACAGCTCCTGTTCACTGCGTGGCTTGGAGCCCAAGCGGCACGTTTCTGGTGTCAGCAAGCGAAGACCGAACGACACGCACTTGGAATGTTGCGAGCGCTAGCCTCATCCAAACTGAGCACCACGCAGATCCGGTTCTCGATGTGGCATGGAGTCCAGATGAGCGCTTTTTGATGTCCGGATGCGGCAATCGGACTATCCGTATATGGGAAGCCTCGACGGGGCGTTGTGTAAAGGTCGTGGAGGGAGAACGAGTGCAGGTCTTTGACGTAGCATGGAGCCCCGACGGTCGCTTCTTCGCATCAACGAGCGATTCGGCCAACGGCAACGTGCATCTATGGGATGCGAACACCAACCAAATGATCAAGACATTGAGTGGACATTCGAATTGGGTTGCGGGTGTCGTTTGGAAAACAGATCCAGAATCACCTCCCGATATTATTGGTTGGACGGCCGTTATGGCATGGAGTCCTGACGGCCGTTTCCTGGCAACCGGAAGCTGGGACAAGTCGATATGTATTTGGGACGTCGCCACTGGCGCGATCGTTCATCGTCTGGTGGGGCACGCCGACCTCCTCACGTGTGTTGCATGGAGTCCGGATGGCCGCTTTTTGGCGTCCACCGCAAAGTCGTCGCCGATGTTCCTTTGGGACGTGATGACTGGCCAAATCATCAAAAAGGTGAACGAGCGTCTCGCTTCAATCACAAGCATCGCATGGAGTCCGGATGGCGCGTTTTTGGCAGCGTGGAGACCGCATGGCCACTTTCTGCGAAACGAACAGGGTGGTGACGACCAAACGGTACGCATTTGGTATGTTCCTGACTTGTTGTAGATTTCGTAGGACGCTCGCTAATCGTCCGTCGCTTCGGTTTCAGATTCCGGTTGGCCGTGGGCTTGGTTTTGGTCTTGATTTTGTAGCAGACTCGCGTACAAACGACGAGCCTCATGATCGGGCGCATGTCGTTGCTCGAAGTACCGATACCTCTCGCCCATGTGGTCGCGCGAGTAGTCCACTTCCTGATCGTCGCTGTCAGACTCTTGTGCGTCTTGGTCGTACATGTACTCGAGGAAATTGCTATTGTAGTTCGGGTTGAGAATGGACTGCTCAAACGCCTGGTTGTTTCTGGGTTCATAATAGTGAATGGCAAAGGTGATGGTGTGATTCACGCCTTTGAAGTCATACAGATGACCATGTGCCGTTTCAAAGCGAAGGGTCAAGCGCGCCAACTTCCCGATGGGGTGGAATTCGCGCAACGGCACTTTGCTAAAGTCCATGCGGTTCTCGCTGTAGCCCACGACGCCCAACTTGAATTTGGCGAGTCCGAGGTTGTATTTGCTGTACGCCAGCGAGCGATAGCTGTTCTCTTCAATTTCTTTACACCGCAAGATGACATACTTCTCGCCGAGAAGCGAGTAGATTCCTGGCGCAACGATCTGATGGTATTCCTCGTTGGTCTCGATGCGGATGGACAGCTGGAAGTTTAGATCGTCGACGTCGGGCGTCGCCCACGTGCTGCCGCTGTTTGTGGTCGTCCGTAGCGTGGTTTTGTTGTCAGGGACGTCGTTGTAATAGATGCTAACGAGCGCGTTATCGTTCGAGAAGACCATCCAATAATACAGGTTTGGCAACAGCTTGGGAGGCGATACGATAGGCTCCGAGTCCGACAGAGTGCCGTCCAGATACGAAATCGCGATGTTGCCGGAGGCGACCAAGTCCGCCGGTTGAGTCGATGGTTGCGTCGCGGTACCTTTTCGCAGCTGCCAAGTCACGGAAGGATCCACTAATCCGTCCGCGGCAGATACGGCCGCATAGACGCGCGTAAAATAGCACGCTGTATCCACTTGGAATCGTTGCGCCGCCCAGGTGGATGGGCCAAGGGGAAGGCTTCGGATGACGCCGCGTGGGCCTTCAAATACGGTCACAAGCTCGCCAAGCGCGTCACTGATGGTGCGATCAACACTTTTGAAAATACGATGATTCTGGCTCCGAGGATCGAGTTCTTGCTCTTGCACCGCGACAAAGGTGTCGTAGCGGCGCTGAGCGACAGGGATCGCTGCTTCCCGTGGATCAATAAACTCGTCAAAGCCGAGCGTTTCGGCGAGCGTGGATCGCTTCATATCAAAGGCATAGGGATACGGACAAGAAAAACGCAGTTTGTTCTTGAGCTCCGGTGGGCTGGACAGTGCATGCGCTGTGATGTGAGCGATGGGTTGGTTGGGGTCGCTATTTACATGCATCGCCATGGCCTCCGTAAGCGCCGGTAAAAGTGTCTGAATGTTATAGTCGCCAGGTTCGACCGTTGCTATGGTGTAGGATGCAAGCGGCACACTGTGTAGATCTGTTGTGCTAGAGATGTAAAAAGCAATGGTGTTGTTGTAAGCGTCTATGTTATACATGGTGCGGGGGATGGTCGCATCTACCACCTCAAATCCCACCACACTGTGAAACGGATTCTCGAATTCCACGACGTAGCTCGACGGCTCTCGATACGAAAGCTTGTCGCGATCTTTGCTATCTACCATGAACATGTACGACTGCTTCACGCTGTTTTGTTTTAGAAAGTCGACGTCTTCGATCATGTGATAGCGCCTATAATGGTGATCGGCAATTTTCTGCTTAATATGTAATGGCAACTGCAAGCAGTTTCGGCATTGCTGGCATTGCGGACGGTGCGGCAGGCGCAGGCGGGCGCGGTGCGGGCACCACTGTGAACACTGCCGTGCTGTTTGTTGGCACCGTCCTTACTGCATTGTATGTGATGCGGCAATTCATGACACTCTTATTGTCTGTTATCGCGCTTGGGGCGCTCTATTACGCTTGGAAGCGTTCCCGAAAGGTGAGTGAGACGCACGAGCCATTCATTGACATTTTTCGCGTAGATAATACCGTGAACGAGCCAACGGTTCCTTGCAATGTCTACTATACAGGAAACATGAAGGAATGCGACGCCAATATGTATTTTCAAACATCTCAAGAAATCGAGAAAAAACTCCGTAGTCCATATTTGAAGAAGCATGAGCGTGAATCGCTCTTGCGTGTCAAGGCAGATATGGACGAGAAGCGCCTTCCGTTTGCGCATGTATGTAAGACGCGCTTCGGAACATGGAAACAGACGAAATCCGCGCCCCCTAAAAATGCTTCGAGCGCTGGTGCGGCACACGGTGCGCCCGCGACGTATGCGTATTGCTTTCATGACCGAGAGATCAACGGAATGAAGGAAGTTCGCATGCAGAGTCCGGTGTTCTCGGTGAATGGTCGGCCGCACCAGCGCTTCGATTTTAATACACTTGACTTTGATAAGCTAAAGAGTGACTTTTGCTCTCAGTATGTCGTGCCGCAACAAGACCTCCAACATCTCAGCACGTTCCAGCGCAAATGGATTCTAGGACTTAAGGTTGATCTCTCTACGGGTACAATTCAAGACATCCGGTCGCTCACACTCAATTACCAAGATATGGTCCCCTTCTCCAACACATACCAAGCACTGCGGACGCTTTTCCAAATACGTCTTGAAAATGGTAACGCTGTGATTGGTGCTAACCCCGAGACCTATACGGTTTTACGCCTTTTCAGGAACCACTGTGGAAAAATTGCACGAGCCACCTCCACCAACGTCGTCTTAAAAAATGTTTTACCATCACCGAAGGAAGTCCTAATGACAGGA